ATGACCGACAACGCCAAAATCGCGATGCTCGAAAAGCAGGTCGCTGCGTACCGATTGCTGTCGGTCAACGAAGGTTGGTCGCACCGGCTGGCAGAGGCTTACGGCCACAAAGCCTACACGGCGTTCCGCATCGATGAAGTGGACGTGAAAGCGAACCGCACCATCGCCAGTGGTTACGATGCCGCGGGTTGGCTTCGCGACCACGGCACTTCCCCCACCCCCTCGCTAACGTCCGAGATCGCGTGCCTAAATCCACAGGAGCAGGAAGCATGACCCGCGCTGCAAAAGCAGAGAAGCCCTATACCGCCGACGTTTTCCGCGCCGAGCTTACCAAGATCTTGCCGGGCTATTCGTGGACCGTGCACCGCGCGGCCAAAGATGCGACCCGGCTCTCGGCGACCGGCATTCAGTCCAACGGCTTCAACCGGCTCTCTACTTTGATTGTGAACCGATCGACCAAATACGGTTCGCCTTGGTACGAGGCTAAGAGCGCTGGATACGGCACCCGCGCGCCATTTATGGGCGAGGTCGGCGACACAACCCTGGCGCGTGCGCTGCGCTGCTTGCAGGATCTTTACGAGGCCAAATCGAACACCTTTGGAAGCCTTGCCCGAACCCTGAAAAACGCACGCGCGCCGTCGCCCTCCGAGATCGCGCGCCTTGGGGGTGACGGGGTATGAGCGGGCGGGAATGGCCTCTGCGGTTCGTTTGCGGCCATGACGGCTGCAACGAGACTGTCAACTATCGCTATTCGACCAAGCGAGATTTGATGGAGAGTTTCGAGCTCAAGAATTATTCCGATGGTCGCTGGCGGTGCATTCGACACGTCAGGGCAAACGAGGTTCTGTCGGCGAACAATCTGGAAACACGGGCGGTTCTGACCGTCGAGCAAAAGCCGCACGGTCGATATTTCGGCAGCAATGGCTTCATCTTTGGCCCTGGCTTCAAAGCGTTTGCAGCAGACTTTCCCGAGGGAGCGCAGGTCATCGTTACCGCGACCCTTATTCTCCCAACCCCCGTCGAGCCCGAAGAGGAAACCAGAGCGTGAGCTACGATGTCCGCCTAGAAGATGGCGAATGCAACGTCATCGGCGACCTGGACGCCAGCTATACCTACAACGTTGGGCACATGTTCAAGAAGGCATGCGGCACCAGCCCGCTTGCTTGGGATGGCCTTGAGGCGTGGGTTGTCGCTGCTCGGTGCCAGACGATCATTGATGCGCTTGAGGGTGATGTTGCCGGATACGACGCGATGAACCCGGAGAATAAATGGGGAAGCCGCGAAGGTGCAGTCGAGTTCGTCCGCCGGATTCGGGATGCCTGCCAACAGCACCCGACATCGATCGTGCGCACTTCGTAATGTCAGCCCCCATAGAAGGATCTGTCCTCATGACCCCACCCCCCGAACAATCCGAAGCGCTGCTGGCGTGCCTCGAATGCGGCTTCACGGACTGCCTATGCTTCGATGACGACCAGACCGAGATCGGCTGCGTCAACTGCGACAGCGGCTGGCACCATGGCTGCTGCGATGACCTCTGTCGGGGCAGCAATGACCCCGAGTGGTGCGACAGCGCCGTCGCCTGCCGCCACTGCAACCCATATGGAGAGGTTCTGTGATGCTGTTCGACGCGCTTCCAGTTTTTCCGGTCGCTCTACCAGACGATGAGCTTTCTTTGCTCGCCAAGCTGAAGGGCTGTGATTGGCCTACTAATCAAGCGCTGGAATGGGGTGAGCATGCCGCCGCTCGCCGTCTAGAGAGCAGAGGTTTGTTGAAAATCAGCCGACAGAAGGACGACCCGATAGCATCATACCCGACATGGTACGCGGGAAAGACGCCAACCGCCGCCCTCCGCACCCTATCCCAAGAAGGAGCCCCGAAGTGACGAGCAAACGAGCAGCGGCGTTGTTGGCGCTCGCGGATAGGGTGGATCGCGGTGACGGAGATTTGCGGGATCTGGAGATTGACGTCGCTGTGTTGGCGCTCGGTTTTTTTGTTATCCCGCCACGATACGATGGTGGCCGTGTAGGGTACGGCTACATCAACCCAAATGGGCAACAAGTGATCCCCGGCCATGGGGGTAGTCAATTAGTGCCCGAGTTCATGCGCTCGATCGACGCGGCGGCAACGCTGGTGCCGGAAGGGTGGGAATACACTTTCCAGAACGTCAATGGATACCCAGAGGCGACGCTGACGAACCATACCATCCAACGAACCGCCTGGTCGGCTGCTGGAACGCTTCCACTTTCTATCACCGCCGCCGCCCTCCGCTCGCTCGCCCTCCAGACGGGAGGGGAGTGATGCGATTGTTCTGCTTCCTAGGGTTCCATAACTGGCACCCGACTGCTCGCGTTACTGACAAGCGGCGGCATAGCAAGGCAATCTGCACCCGCTGCGGCACTCGCAAATGGTGGAGCGCGGTAGGATGACGCAGAACTACTCCCGCTCCCGGCGTTGTAGCTCGCGCTCTACGGCCTCCCGAATGAACGCGGGGCGACCGTATGTCCCGGCGATAGCGTCAATCCTCGCCAGCACGTCCGGCGCGAGCCTGATCGGCACAGCTTTCAGGTTGAGTGGCGGGCGTCCCATGCGCGGAGCCTTAACGATTGTCTGATCGTGCATCAAGAAAACGATACTCTTTTCTGTTGACGGGATAAACAGTGCTGTTTATATAAACGGTATTGTTTTTGGAGGCAAGCGAAATGGCGATCGACCCCACTATTCCGGCCCGCGCTTTTACGGTGCGCTACGAAATGTTCGTGACTGTCGTGGCCGATAGTGCCGCCGAAGCGAAAGAAATCGCTCGCCAAGAGTTGGCAGAGGTTCGCCAGGCGCTGCCGCCGCGTTGCAGGATGGGAGCAACGCCAGTCGTACAAAGGACTGTATCTTGAGCGCAGAGATTGCGCTTGCCCTGACTGTGGCGGCTTACTTCGGTTTTGTCGCACTTTTGGTGGGCATATTCCGCGCTGTGAACGTGATCGTAGATCGCGCCAGCGCCTTGAAAGGCAAGTGAAATGGATATGCATCAACCCGCAATACCGACCAGCCAACCTTTCCGCGTCGTGAAGCGTACCGACATAGGCGGCGCACGCGTTTGGGATGTCTATGGGGATCACCTCGGCGATTATTTGGCAACAATGAACCCGATCTTGCCGGTATCGCGCGCCACTGAGGGCCGCCGAATCTGTGATGTTGCGAATGCTCGCTATGCGTCCAGTATCGCCCAACCTCAGGGCGGAACCCCTAATGGCAGAGAATAAGGCCAGCGAGGTATCCCGCCCCGCAGTGGGCGCGCAAACGAAGGAGGATTGAACGCATGACGCAGGAAGCAGGATGGATCGAGTGGGCAGGCGGCGAATGCCCCGTCGAGGCGCGGACTTCAGTTGTCTGCAAGCTGCGTAACGGCCATGTCATGCGTCGCGCGATGGCAAAAGCGCGTGATTGGCGTCATAGCCGTAGCGCACATTGGGATTATGCCGACATCATAGCCTACCGTGTGGTGCCCGCATGACCGACCAACTGGACGTTGAGGCGCTGGTGGGGCTGGTGGAGCGCATCCCAGTGATAGACAGAGAGATCGACTACAAATACTTCGGCGATTACGAGATGTCGGAAGGTCAGCGCGATGCAGTCGATGCATGCCAAGCCGCACTTCACGCGCTCCCGGCCCTTCTCGCCCACATCGCCGGCGAGGACGCACGGGTTGCGGCTGCGGTTGCGGCACGCGACGCCGAATGGTCGGGCGTGGCTTCGAGGTTGAATAAATCAGTCGCGGGCTTGGAGTCCGCCATCAGGGAGACGCCAAGTGCAGAATGAGCGAGAGGATTGGGATGATTTGGTCGGGATGGCTCATGAGATTTGGGCAGTCGCGCAATTAGGCCCCGGCGAAGGTATCGTAGACGGTGTTGATCGTATTCACACTATCCTCGCCACCCGTCCCCCAGCGCCAGAGGATGCGGGGACGGTCGAGCGGGCATTGCGCAAGATCGCCGCAGGGACACAAATCACGCTAGAGAATGGCAAACTATGGCCATCCCCGCTCGGTGCCCGCCATAGCCAGGAGATTGCCCTCGCCGCGCTCTCCCGCTTGGATGAGGAGGCGGGGGAATGAGCATGTCACCCGCGCTTAGGCATTTCATCCAACTCAATTTCGGTTGGGACATTTACGAATGGGAGGACGAGGATATTCGCTTTTAAAGCACGCCGCACCACCTCTTGAACCGCAAGCGGGGTTGTGGTAGCAGGAACTCGATATGGCTAGGCCCGCTGCTTCGGTACGGCCTAGTCCTCTCCACCCACCAAATCGCAGTTGATCCTAACCGTGAGGATGGATGGCCGGGCGGGGGATTATTTCGGGCAGTCCTTCGGCAGCACGCCCGTCGCGAACACGGCCTTGACGCAATACAGGTATAGCCGATTCCCCGCCGCGCGGTTGTTGCCGCGTTCGATCGCGCCGATCGCGGCCGCCAGCAGGTCCTGCGACGCGCGCAGCCAGCCTTGATCCACCTGCACCATCACGCCCGTCTCGGGGTGCCCCAGCGGTTTCAGGCGCTCGGCCTTAAGCAACTCAGGGTTGGGCGTCGGCAGCGTCGGCCGCTCTGTTCGCGCGATCGATGAGGCTGTCTGTGGATGCTGACAGGCTGGCAGTGTCAATGCGAGGGGGAGGAGCGCCAGCAGGCGCGGCAGATACGTCGATCGCATGGTGCATTTCCTCAGTTTTCTGTTGCACGGCCTCGGTCGCGGCTTGGTTGTTGTGCGCAGTCGTCGCGCCGATCGCGGTGGCCGTGGATTGTGCGGTCGTGGTGTCGGCTTTGGCTTCGGCAACGGTCTTGGCGTGCTGCTCTTCGACCTTGGCGGTGACCTTGGCACCACCAGCTTTTTCGCCGCTGTGGTAGATCCAGGCATAGACGCCGCCGAGGATGGCAAGGATCATGGCGATGTCGATCAGCCATTTGATGGGGGCGGTAAGCCAGGCGGGCGCGGTGCGGCCCAGCAGCGATAGTGCGAGGGATGCAATCATGATTCGTCCTTTCGATCGAATGGCGGAATCGGGACCGTTTGCCCGGCGAGCGCGTGCGTACAGTCGCCGAGAAACTGGATCTGGCCGTCGGTCACGAAGCTGTGGCAGCACGTCGGCGCGATATCCCATTCGGGGTCGTCATCGCCCGGTGTCGTCACGAGGATTGAGGGTGTGAAGGTCGGCGCATCGTAGCTACTGTTGAAACCCCAGCGCGGTGTTCGATCGCCCTCGACGCGGATGTAATGAGCGTCATTACAGCCAGGGCACCAGAACCCGAGTTGACCGTTGCCGGTGCGGCGAAGGATCGGGGACATCACCTCTCCGTAGCCTTTCATGCCGCCAATCCCGCCAGGCAGTCGCGCCGTTCCTTCTCGCGCCTATTCACCAAGCCGGGCGCGGCGCAATAGACCACGCCTTTGCTCGACGGCTTGCAGGCATATTCCTTCGGCACCGCGCCGCGCGGGCGGAACAGCACGATATACCCCCGGAATGCCTCGCAAGCCGCGCGCCAGCGATGCGCCGCTGCCTCGCGCGCCATCGGCGAAGCGTGCCAGCGGCCAGCCCCTGCATTGAGGATGAAGTCACCGGCCTGCCCGCGCAGTGACACCGGACCGGATAGCAGTTCCGGCGTTATTGCCACTGCCTCGCTCGTCGCGTCGGTGAGATCGGCCGCCAGCCAGGCATCGCATTGCGCCTTGGTGGCGGTCATACCCGGCCGGACGCCTCTGGTATGGCCGTTGCAGATCGTCCAGACCGAGCTGCTATCGGGATAGGCATGATAGACGCTACCCTCCGCTGTGCGGGTGCCTGGAAGCGCCAGCGTGACCGCTGCGGCGATCAGCGCGCCGATGCCAGCGCCGACGCCAACCTTGTTGGCCGGGGTCAGCTTGCGCGATTCACTGGGCATCGGTCGGCACCCTACGGGTGATGCGCGCGAAGGCGATCGCGACCAACAGGAGCACCGGGAATGATCCGGTCAGCCACGCCGGGAGCAGCGCGCGCAGATCCTGTGGCATCGCGTTCCAAATCTCTGTGGCGGTGCCGGGAAAGGCCTGCACGAACGCCTCGATCAGCGCGCCGATCGCGGCCAGGCGGATCGAGGAGAAGGTATAGGCACGGTGCCAGTCATCGATGAGACGCGCGCACAACCAGGCGCGCCACTTTGCGAGCAGCGTCATCGGATTTCCTTTCGAAGGTAAGGCCGTGGAGTTAGGGCGTGTTGGCCATTGCCGCCTGCAGTTCGCGGCGCAGCAGCGGCGGCCCATAGGTCAGCAGGATCGTTGTCGTATTTCGCGAAATAGGATGGCCCACCGCGCTCATCGATCGGCTGCATCGTGCGCGCCGTCTCTTTGTACGCCGTCGCCAGCGCATAGGCCGTGTAGGACAACGGCAGGCCCTGCATAGCGTCGATGATCGCATTGCAGCCGGACACCTCGGATTGCGATAGCGTGGGGCCGAGCAAGCCGCGGCGCATGGCGTCGAAGAACTTTGCCGTCGTCATGCCTCAACCCTTTCCATTACTCATCGCGCCATAGGCAGCGATAATCAGCGCGGCGGAAAGGATCGCCTTCCACAGCAACCCCCAAATGCCCTTGCCGATGTCCCGATAGAATTTCTCGGTGATACGCTTTTCCAGACCATCAACGATCGCGCTAACGTCTGCGTCGCTTAGCGTGCGCTGTCCTGTCATCGCCCACCCATATCTCTGTTATGCGACGCGAGATCGCGGTGAGGGCGGTCGCGAAAACCGCTAGCAATATTGCGTGATGTGCCATTGATCCCCCAGAAGAACAGCAATCCCAACTGGAGATACGCAACGACGGTTAGCTGCTGCCAATAAAAGTAAGCCGCGAAACCTCCCACGGCGTAGATGAAGTGCATGATGATTTGGGCCATGTACGTGCCAGCGATAGCGGCTTGCCATTTCCCAGCGGGTGCGCGCAGAATCCAAATGGCGGATGCCGTATCGACCATGAACGACCAGAACCACGGCGTTGTCGTAGCGAACGTATCGTTGAACAGATATCCAGCCATCCAATTTGCGATCAGCACGCTTGCACAGCGCGCAACGGGACCTCGACTGAATAACGCCCAAGGGCCAGCCACAAGCAGCAAACAGGCGAGGTACTCGCGCACTTTACAAATCCGGGTCGTCGATGCGTGGTGGATGTGGCGGCTCCTGGGTTCCGCCGCTGAATGCCGCGGTTTCGAGCAACGCCGCAATAGCGGCGCTCTGTTCCGGCGTCGCGCTCGGGTCGTTCATCGCGGTGACGAGCATGGTGTAGGCGTCTGGCATTTTCATTTTCCTTTTTTGCTTCGTTGGGTTATTCTAGCGGCACTTGTGCGCTCACGCGGGCACTATCTCAAACCGCTCGGTCGGCGGTACCGTCGTATCGTCCCATAGCTGCGGATGAACCGGGGAACTCGGATCGTTGAAATCCTTCTGGAGGTAGGCCCTCGCACCCCCTTCGGAGGAGAAAGAGAGCCCGCGCTCGGGACTTCGGCGCAACATTCCACCATCCCAGTAGAGGTTGTCGCTAGTGTCAGCATCGGTGACGCATATCTTGAACATTATGCCACTCCTGATCCGGTGATCTTGAGCCAGATGCCCGATGTTGCACCGGTGTCCTTCTGCTGGAAGCCAAGCGCTCCGCTAACAAAGACAAGGCGAATGCCCGTCGCGCTGGAATCGTCACCAAAGCTCGCATCGCCTTTTAGTTTAAGGCTGAGCCCCGATCCACCATCGACCACGAACGTCGCCGTCTTGTTGGTCGTCATGTTCATGACCGTGTAGATTCCGATCGCGTAGGCTTGCGTCAGCACCGGTGAGAAGTCGTCCACCGCCACTGGTGCCGGTACAAACCGACCGCCGGGGAACAGAATCTGGCCGCCGTTGGTATCAAAGTCTCCGCCGGGCGGAGAGGTAAAGGTTATGGCGTCCGGCCTCGCGTGATTCTCGAAGGTGACCCGGCGGTTCTGGACTGAGGATGAGGGTATAAGACTGGCCCCAGCAAGCTTGATCGCGAGAGACCGGTAGGAGGATTCGGGTGCCAAGCGTATCGTAGTCGCGCGCGCGTCGATGTTGTAGAGGCTGACTGCGGTGTCGACGCGGGTTGCCTTGATGTCTACATCAAGGCCCGAGCAGGTGTGCGGGGCACCGTCAAATGTAGCGGTGAACCCTGTTGAATAGCCATCAACGACTCCGCGAGCGTAAACCTTGCTGACGTCCCCTGCGAGCATCAGCCCAGCGCCTAAAAGGTTGCTTCCGTCAGTTGCCGGGGCAGTACCTGGAGCAAATGCATTGGCTTTTAGCCCAGTGACCCGCACCGCAGATTGACCGAGATAAAACGCTGCCACCTTGCATGGCCCAATAACCTCGATGTCTTCAAACGAACTGCCAGTTTCGTAACTTGCCCCCCGGAAATAAGGCACCATCGCAACGGCATTGTAACTGCTGATCTGATCTGAATAGGCGGGTGCGTAGATGCGCCCATTCCTGAAGGTGCAACGCTGGTTGTCCCGCCCCAATGCGCCGGGATTCACGCAATTCACCGTTATGAAGTTGGTCGCGGTGCAGTCGTGGCAGCCATAACCTAATTCGATTCCGGTATCCGCAGAGTTTTCGATGTATACGTCTTCAAGATGGACGTTGCTGATGACGTCGCCAGTGTCGAGACTACCGCCCGACGAGGTGGCGAAGATGCCGTTTTGCGTGACGGTCGTATAGATCCGAATGCGACGGCCGAACATATTAGACGCGACAAGCTGGAGGCCGTTTGCGTATGTATTCCAGGCGAAGAGACCATCGACCTCCAAGAGGCCACCACGGTGCACGAGCACGTTCGAGGAGGAGCCCTTGGCCTTTAAGTTCTGGATCAAGACCCGGCTCGACGGTGTCGCAGGCGTGAAGTTCACCTGCACCAAATCATTGATGTTGCCGCCCAACGTGGGGTTCGGAACGGTAGCGTCGATGTGCATATTGATGAGCTGGGCGTGGGTGGAAACGAGAATACCGACGCCATCGGAGCCGGTGCCCCCCATCTTCTTCAGCACGCCGCCCATGCCGTGGACGACGAGTCCGGGGGTAGTGATCTCGACCATATCACCCTTGAAAGGGAAGATTCCGGGCGGGATCACGAAATGATCTTTTCCCTGGACCGCAGCACGGATTGCTGTCGACAGATCTCCGGTCCAGGTGCCCGCGATGATCTGTGTCTGGGTCGTCTTCGCGAAGGCATCCAGCAGCGTCGGAAGGTTGCGCAGGGCGCTGTCGGTATCGGTGATCGCGCCGGACGACAGCCACCGATAGCCGACGCGAGTTCCCCCTGTCGGAACAGCGAAGCCCGCGACCCCCGCGTCTATAATGTCGGCTACAGACGCCTGGGCGAAGCCATCCTGTGACCCGTCCGCGGCGTCACCGGCAACGCGCACCGGAACAAAGCCGGTAGGATAGAGCCTTGGCCCGGCGATCGGCGTCGTCGGGGTCCAAAAGGTATCGGTCATGATTTTGCCTCAGGGTGCTCGAGGTGGCGCGCGCGGCGTGGCGAAGCGGCGGTCATTCGCCGATCGCGCGCCAGGAGAATCCATCGATCGCGGAGACGCCGCCGGCCTGTGGGTAGTTGAGGTAGATGACCCCGCCGGTCGTCGACCACGAGACGGACTGAGCCCAGATGTCATGGTTCTGGGTGCTGCTCGCGTTGACGGCCGTCGGCTGGATCTGATCACAGACGGTTGGGAACGGGATCGGGAAGGTGACCGACTGCGCGCCCTCTGTGAAGGATCCGAGGACGGTGCCCCACTGCTCGATTACCCCGCTGGCGCGTCGCTCCCATTTGCCGTTGGCATTCGACCCCGACGTCCCCTTGAAGACGCCCTGCCAGTTGAAGCCGTCACAGATCAGGATGTAGATCTGTCCCGCGACCAGCTCCCCGCCAGTCAGCTGCGCGCCGTTGCTAGTGATGTAGGCAAGGTCGCTTCCGTTCGTCGAAAGTGTCACCGGGCCAGAGTTGGTGGCGGTGATTTTGAGGTGGATGATGAGGCCCGGAAGCAACACCGACGGAGCTGGCACGAGAGCGACGGTGATCGCATTGGCCGTCCCGCCGGCGACCGCGAAGTTATAGGCGCCGCTCTGTACGGCTTGCGCCATTACATCAGGCGAGACCGCTTTGTTCGTCGAGGTGCCTGCCACTCCCTCGGCGCGCGACGCATAGGTGGTCGGGACGATCGAAGCGACGATGCCGGCAGCCGGCAGGATCGGCGCACCGGCGGCGGCGGCGATGTTCCCGGATACGATGGCGGTTGCGCCATAGGCAACCGTGACGACCCAGAGCCCCACGAAGCCGGAGTCCGGGGCTGGGGTTGTCTGCGTGCCGGTGGATGCAGGAATGCCGGGCTTGGCGACGAGCGATACAGTTCCCGCGCGCTTGGTCGGCTGCGCCGCACCGCTGTTGGCGGGCCCGCTATAGGCTGCGGTCGGGTTGCTTGCGTTGTAATAGGGCAGCACGACGGGCGTGTTGTCGACTTCGGAGAACGTCGCCTGGATCAGGTAGTTGATGCTCTGGCCGACCGACGACGGCGCGGTGCACGAGAGAAGGGTGTTGCCCAGGGCGATGCCCTGCTTGACGATCTGGTGGGCGGTGTCAGCTGGCAGGGACCCATAGGCGTTGTCGTCGAGATTTTGGCGGGCATAGATCTCGCCCGGGCTGATTTTGACCTGCATCGAGGCTGGCGACGTCGGGGCACATCCCAGCCCGTTGACTGTCGTCGTCGTGCCAAACAACGTCGCGGCCAGCTGGCCCAAGCCGACCATCGCGTTCCGCTCGCTGTTGAGAATATCGGTCTCAAGCGGGATCGCGCCCGGGTATACCGTGACTCTGTCCATCTACGTTCTCCATGAGGAAGCGAGCCCGGCTCTCGCCTGGCGGTAATCGCGTATTCGGTTGTTGAGTGCCCGAGCGGGCGGAGTTCAGAGGTCCCAGCCCTCGATGAGCAGGCGGCCCCCGCCAAAGAAGATGTGGCCGCCGTTTAGATTCAACGCGTTGATCGTGGGATCGACCGGCATCCCGATCCGCGCCCAGACGATCGTTCCCGCTGGCTTCACGCTGTCGATCGCGGCGAAAATATCGGACGCGTTCACCGGCTCGGTGATGGTCGAGATATCGCCATAGGCGGCACGCGAAGGCACTCCGTAGCCGCCGGCTGGAATGTTGTAGCCCGAGATGAGCGGGATGCCGGTCCCAAGAGGCCGGTAGGCGGTGACGAACGCCTGGTACGGCAACAGGATCGAGCCATAGCCGCCCGCTGCGCCATATCCCGTAAGTGGCGCCCCATAGGCCCCTGTATCAAGCACCCTACGCGGTTCGAAAACATCCGGCGTCCTGCCGGTGAGGCTTTCAAGCACGGCGATGACATCCGCGCGGGTACCGCGCTTGCGGAACAGGTTGGCAATGATCCGGTTGCGGAAAGACGCATCGCTTTGCCCGGCGATCCGCGGGAGACCGGTTCCGAAGAAGTCCGCCGAAATCAGGTCGAGCCACCCCCCCGTAGCGGTTAGAACGCGGGTCTGAAGCTTGGCATAAGTGACCAGGCTGAACAGAAATGCCTGCACATAGCCGTACCCCGCGAGCAAAGCGCTGAGCACTGGAACCGTGTCGCCGAACCAGCGCGGGAGGAGCGCCTTGAGCCGGCCGACCTGGTCACTCTGATCGCCGGTGGTCACGCGCCGACTGCCACGGTGCCGGGGCGGATCACCTGCTTCGGCGTCGCTGCGATATCGTCCGCCGCACCGTTGATCTGGAGGCCGGAGATGTTCGCGACGCCCGGGGATGCATCATAGGCGACCTGGATCAGCCGCGACCACGACAAGGAGGCGCCGAGGGGCAGGCCGCCGATATACGCGGCGATCGCTGCATTGACGGCGGCATAGACCGGAGTAGCCAGATAGCCAGCCGCCAGACCGATATGGCCGGTAACATTTGCCGTGACGACGCTTGGCCCGAAGACGCCGAAAGTGATCGTGAAGCCCCGCACGGCATCGATTGCGTCGGCGACCGAATTGAGCAAGTCGCCCGAGGGCGCGCCACTGCCGTCGTCGACCACGACATAGAAATATCCCGGGTTGGCCGTCCCGTTGTAATTCTCGTTTTCGATCACGACGGCGGTGATGTCGCTTTGCAGCGAGGTAGCCGCATAGAGGATCGCGGCCTTGGTGGCTTCCGCCAGACTTGCGAGAAAGCCGACAAAGCGAGCGCGGAATGCGACATCGGTTTCAGCATCGTCGCCGTTAGCGAAGGGTGCGGAATTGGCCACCACGTCGATGCCGGCGATTGCCTGGCCCAAAGTGTTGATGCCGCCGCTCGCCGCATTCCCGGCCGCTCCGGTCACGACGGCGGTGGCAGGCACCGCAATCGAGGTTATCCCCGCGCCGAGGACGTAGCCCCCGAAACCGGCGTTGTACGCGGCGTCTGTGGCGTCCAGCGTCACGACGTACTGCTGCGACCCGTCCGCGCTTTGCGCCGCAGCCCCGACTGGAACGACAGCCTGTGCTGTCGCAGTGAACCGGGAGAAGGTGAGCAGCCCGGTGGCGGTCACCGGCGGAAGCCGCACCAGCCCGTAATCGGCCATGAAGCTGTCGAGGTCTGCCCCGCTGGAGGTCGACGCGCGCGTGACAGCAAGCACCTTGAGTACGAGGCCCTGCAGCCACAACGCGACCGCGGCGTACGCCTCGACCACCGCGCGCAGCACCGACCCCACGGTGAGGTCGATCAGGGTTCTGCTTGAGCCGCCTTGGATCGCGGCGACCTGCTCCTGGACGAGAGTGGTGAAATCCTTGGTCTGAAGGTCGGCCATTATTTCCCAACCTCGAAAGAGAGCGTGACCGGCTGGCCGGATGGCGCATCGGTGTAGATGATCGTAATCGCGAAACCGCCGCCGGCCGCGCTTGGGATTGCTGCGACGTTGATTTCTGGGGCCGGCGCCCGCGCGACGGCTTCCTCGAGTTGGATTTGCCCGCGGACCAGCGCGCGAATCTTGGGAACATCAGCGGTTCGGCCGACGTACTGCGGCAACCCAGCCCCATACTCGGGGTGAAAGATGTACTCTCCAGGGTTGGTGAGAAGCCGGCGCAGGATTCGCTGCTGTCCGCGAATCGTGCCAGTCGCGGTCTGGAGATCGCCTGTTGCGGATATCGAAAGGTCGCCGCCAACATATTGATCGAGATCGGCCAGGTTCATTGTGGACCTCCCGAAAGCGCCGATCCGGCGGTGACGTTCTTGTGGACGTGGGCAGTCAGTTCGATGTCGTTGGCCTTGAAGGTGCCTGTATGTGTCCAGTTGCCGGCACTGGTGATGGCACCACCCGCGAGCCGGATCTCGGCCCCGGCGCCGTCGTCGAGCGTGAGCGCGCCGTCGGCCGTCAGCTTCACGCTGGCACCGCTCGCGTGGACCATCCACATCTCACCCGAGGGCACGGACAGCGGTCGCTCGGCATCGTTGAAGAACCGCCAGCCGACCGTCCCGACGCCGCCGTCCGCCTCCTGGAAATCGACCTCGACCGCGTCCCCGATCGACGGAGCGAAGAAAATTCCCCAGCCGTTGCCGACCCAGGCTGATTTGAGGGGTAGCCAGCCGGTGAGCACGCCATCAGGCTGAATCTCAACCTTCACGGCATGATTGGCGGGGTCGTAGCTCGATACGGTGCCATGGCGTGTCGTCGCCGACGACTGACCCTGCTCCGCTGCGGCACGACGAACCTGATTGAGCAGATCCTCCATCATGCCGCAGCCGCCCCAGCGACGTCGTCGCTGACATTCTTGGCCGACACCGACATTCTGTAGCCCTCCACCATGGACATGGTTCGCTTCACGCTGTCGGGAAAATAGACCTGATCGAACGCCGTTCCGGTGCCGCGCACGACCAGCGTCTTAGTGCAGTCGAGAAGGTCATCGGCGGGCAGGTCGGCGTCCAGCTTGACCATGTGCTGGACGATCTGGTCGTAAAGCTGCTTGGCGCGCTGCGTGGCCTGATCCTGCGTCAGGCCTGCGATGGTACGGCGATAGGGCGTGGTCTTCGCGGCAGACTGGCCCGGGCGGGTCCGCGACGCCGCCTTGGGGTAGGTCGCAGTGAAGGCTTTCTTCTGCTTCGAATTCCAGCTGCGCACCTCGACGGTGATGCCCTTGGCGATCGTCAGGCTGCGGGTGAACTTCAGCGTGGTCGAGTTCGCCTCCGGGTAGTCGACGTCATCGTTGGTCGGGGTCCAAACGATGGCGTAGCGGTTTACCCCCGCACTGGGCTTGGGCTGAAAGTGCAGGGTTTGGCCGGTGACGAAGACGTCGAAGTCCTCGTAATCGGCGAGCTTGACCAGCAACTCCCACTCGCTCTGCTCCTGGCTGAGATCGACGTGATCCGCCGTGTAATATTGCCCGACGCGAGTTTTGGTGGCGGTGACCTCTGCCCTGAGGCCGTGGCGCCCAGCCAGCGTCGAGGCGATCTGGCTGGCAGTCTGGTTGCTGAAGTTCTCGGACGTCTTCGTGTCGATCAGCTTGGCGGTGAGGTCACGGCCGGTCAGTTCGATCGTGCCCTCTGCCGGATTGTAATCCACGTCATCGACCTCTCCATAAATCTGAAGGTCTGCCTCGACGGGGGTGTAGTTGGCCGGATCGGTGGGGATGGCGGTTCCATAGATCTGGACATCGATCGATTTCTGCGACGCGATCCACGCCGCGTCTCGCGCGACCGGCAGATCGTTCAGCGCGAATACTACCCTGAAGGTATCGGCCGAACGGAAGACGTTGCTGTCCACCTCCCAGCTGACCCAACTGGTGATGGTGGTCCCGCCCAACTTCACGGCCCCGCGCGGCTGGCGCACCGTCGGCGCTACCGGCAGCGTGTTGATGTCAGGCATTCAGGATGCCTCCGGTGTTGTCCGTGAACGGCGGCACGATGATCGTGTTGACCCCGACGACCTGCGGATCCGACAATCGGTTCGCCACCGCAAGCGCGGTCCAGCCCATCGCGTCGCCATATTGGTCGGCCGCGATCGAATAGAGGTTTCCGCCAGCGACGGTGATGCCCTTGGTCCCGCTGTTGATCGACCCGAGGTTGTTCGCCATCCGACCCAAGGTGCGGTCCAGGGTGAGCAGGATGGGCTGATCATCCATGGCGCCCATCTGCCCGATCAGGTTCGCAACCTGGCCCACGAGCGGGTTGTATGGAACGATGCCGCCAACCGTCGCGACGCCCTGTAGAATCGCGCCTGTCTGCTGCATCAGCCCGGCGATCTGATCCCGCGCCGCGGCGATCGGCAGCAGGACGGAGTTGATCGCCGACTGCGCCGCGCCGACGCCGTTGTTGATCGCAGCGAGTGCCGAACTGATGCTCGATACGGCTGAGATGAGCGAACCGTTGCCGAGCGTCGCCGCCAGTTCCGCCGCCTTGGCCTCGTCATCGGCGACGGCCTGTTCGAAGCTGGGCAGTGTGATCGTCGTGATCGGCGCGGTGTTGTCGGCGCTCACCTCGCACGTGATGTGATAGGGGATGCGGTACGAGCGCACGAACTCGCAGCGCAGGCTCTTCACGACCACCGAATAGGAGAGTTCGCTCCAGGTCAGCGCTTGAGACAGTCCGGCCTTGCGCATCCCGTCGAGGTAGAGCGCGCGATCGAGCGCGGACGCCCCGATCAGGAACCCCGACCATTCGAGCGCTAACGGGACTTCGCCCATGGCGTCGATCACGCGACGGCCGCCCACGAGTTCGTGGACGATCAGCTTCTGATCGCCGCCGAATGGGATCATCTCAGGCGTCTCGAACCGACCGAACACGAAGTCGCCGAGTTGGACGGTGGTGTCGCTCACTTCATCGTCCCTTCGTTCGTGTGGATCTGACTCGACAGCCAAGATCGCGAGCACCAGCATTGGCGCTGACGATTCTTGGAGGTGGTGTTGGCTGTTTCAGATGATGAGATAATTCGAAATCTTAAGGCCAGCGCGATGACGATGGGCGCGGTTTCGTTTGGCTTAAGCGAGTTCGCTGGCCTTCTGATCGCTCACGCCCGTGACGGCGAACCCCTGGATGACGAAGCGATCGCTTCCGCACGCGCAACGGCGATCCGAGACTTGGAAAACTCGGAATTGCTCGGCGTGCCGATCGAAAGCGAGGCCGCATTCCATCGGAAGGTGATCGAGGTATTCGAGAACCTCGCAAACAATGCTGTTCGCAAGGGGCTTGCCGGGGAGTAGATTCAGGGTGCCGTCATCATTGATCACCACCCCTCCGGCACGAGCGAAAAGACCGACGATATCGCTCACTTCATGGCACTCATGGCGATCGACGGCATCGCGCGGCTGCCGTCGAAGCCGGTCGAGCCGGCATTGGGGCGGCCAGCTGCTTTGGCTTGATGCTTCGTCACAACCGTCGCGATCCGATGCCCGTCGAGGTGGACATTGCTCGTGACCTGCAAGGGCTTCCCCCCCGCCGGGCGAACGCCGGGGCTGCTGCCATCGGCATTGCCCGCGAAACTCGCCTTTGGGATTTGGAACAGCGGATTGACCGCGTTGACGCCCGCGATGATCGTGTTGATGACCGTCTGAAAGCTCAACAGGAACGCCCGGCCAAATAACCCGATCGCGCCCATGATGTCGCCATTGAAGAGTTTTCGAACCGCGTCGCCGATGTCTTTGAAATTGGCGAACAATGCCGACTTAATTTCCTTCCAATTATTATAGACAAGCCACCCGACCGTGGCGATGGCGGCGATGGCGAGGCCGACTGGACCCAGCGCGGCGACGACGTAACGGAACAGCATCGGCAGATAGCCGAGACCGCCACGCAGGATTGAGAGACCAACACCGACCGCGCGGAACGCTGGGACAAGGTTGCGGATCAGCAGCAAGCCCCGCAGGCCCGCGGTTAGCAACGTCAGCGATCCCCCGACGACGGCCGCTACGGATACGAGCGCGAACCCACCGACAGCGATTTTTGTAAACGTCGGATTGGCTCTGATAAACGCGTTGAGGCGCGTCATAACGTCGAGAGCCATAGTCAAGCCCTTGACGTAGTAGGGAAGGATCACCTGGCCGATCTTCAATTTCAAATCGGCCTCTTTCGCCATCAGCGCCTGTTCTTTACCCGTTGGCGTTCTGTTGGCCGCACTAAATAGAGCATCAATTCCGTAAGCGTTCTTGTTCGCTGCAATTTGGTTCATCAAAGTTTGCTGTTGCTGATAAATTCTGGTCATCAGTGCAGAGCCGGTCCGATTGCCTAGGACCATACCAATTTCGCGCGTGATCATTTCGGGTGACGTGATGCCCTTTGCCGCAAACGCGGGCAGAAGAACCTTTTGCAGTAGCGCCAGTTCACCTTCGTTTTCGAGGATGCTGGCACCGTAGAACGCTCCTGGCAGTGCCTTTTTCAGAGCTCCCTGCTTATTAAATTGCACTTTTTTCGGATCAAGTAGCCCAAGGCGGAAAAGTTCCTGTTGCGCGACCATCGTCCCACGTGACTGAACCAAATTGGTGTAAATCGACATTGCGCCGGTGCCATACCGAGACCCGCCAAATTCTTGGATCAATGGCTCTGAGCCGAGATAAAAGCCCTCATTGCTTCTTCGCGAAAGCGCAACGCCGCCCGTTTTCAGAGCCAGAAGCAGGGCGGACGCATCCACACGGCCCCGGCTGCCTGATATTACCTTCTGCGCAAAGTCCGCTTGTCGCTGAAATTCTGCGTCTGATGAAAGTCCTCCACGAAATTCGATAACCTTGAGGAGATCCATGAATTTGCGATCGCGCGCTCCTCCGGCTTCGCCGAACAACACGCCGTTGGCGAATTTCATTTTTGCCATAATAGGCGCTGCCATTTCGGCATGTCCGAGGTTTTTGAACACTGCCATCGCATCAGAGACAAGTGTCAGATTTTCGCGAGTACTCGTCCCTATCGTATGCATCCCCTGCGCATAAGCATCAGCCTGTGCATTTACTCTTTCGCCAAAGCCCAGAGACGCAAACCGGGCCAACTCAGCCTGATATTTCTTGGCCTCGTCAAGCGGCCCCTTGAACAACGCCAGTCCGCCAAGGCCAGCGCCGGTCATGATGCCGCCGAACGCCGCCATCTTGCCGATCGACTTCAATCGTGCTTCAAGGGCTTTCGCATCGGCGTCGGTCGACTTGAAGTGGCGGGCCATCATCTGGAGACCGCGCGTTACGTTCTCGACCAGCGAGACTTTCACCGCAATCTTGTAAGCTTCGATCGACATGAAAACCTCCCGTAGATTGCAGTTGTGGTTGGCGGATCAGAGCCCAGCGTTTGACCGCCCCAGCCTTTATCGGCGGACGGTCCGCGCAGAGCCCAAGGGCGTCACCGGATGGGACGCCGTCCTGCTGGCGATGGTGTCGATGTTTCTGTGCTTCGTCGGTCTGGCCGGGTTGCTCGTCGGCTTGTTCGTGCTTGGCGTGATCGTCTCTACCTGGTTCGGCTAACGTTCCACGACGCGGTCGTAACCAAGGCTTGGATGCACCAAGTCACCGCCGATGATGCCAGCCAGCACCGCGCCGCCCAGCTCGGCCAGGATTACGTCGTGATTGCGTTCGGCTGCGGGGCCTAGCACCGGTCGCGGCGGAATGTGTTCGGTGCCGAATTCCTGATAAACCATCACGTCGTCATCCGAACCGATTTCCGCCTCCAGATCGGCTACGCGGTGCGATATGCCATCCCTCAAACCGCCGGTCCGCAGAAGCGGATCGTCCGGCGTGAAGCCAAGCCGCTCGCGTTCTTCTTTCGTCGACTCTGCCAGTTCCGGCCATGCGCCGAATGGGCCAACACCGGGCTGATATACCCCGAACTCGCTTTTTGCGGTGGCCTCAATGCGCTTTGCGACGCGCTCGAGCGCTGCGGTCCCCGCTTTGTGGATTGCGACCTCGCGGCTGGCGAAGTGCAGGGCGGCTTCCAGCAGAGAAAGGTCCACGGTCAAATCGCCAATTTAGATGGTTTAACACGATCTCGCGTCCGGCGTATATGCAAAAACGGCGGCCCGAGAGGACCGCCGCTTCATTTCCAGCCCAAAGGCGTCAGGCGTTCGGCATCGCCGACGGGCTGATAATGCGGTGCAGCCGCGCCAACCCCTTGCCGGTGACCAACGGAGTAACGCTGCGCTGCAAGCCCTTTTGCGGGTGCTCCCAGCTTCCGATTTTGACGTCGAGCAATCCGGCTGTGATTTTGTCCTGATAGGGCTCGCCGACGCGGGTTACCCAGCCCATCTCGCGCAGTCGCTGTAAAAGCCGGTTGCGCCCCGTTCCCAGCAGCTTCGCAGCCTGGCTGATGCTGATCGCGTCCGGCGCGACCTCGACTTGCTCGGCAAATGCGACTTTTGGCGCATCCGCCTGCACTTTCGCTTCGAGCGCGGCCGATTTCTCGCTTTCGTCGGCGAGCGCGCGCAACGCGGAGGCGAAGTCCTTTGGCAGGACGAACGCGGGCACCGCCGCTTCGAGTTCCTGCCAGCGATCGATGATCCTGGCGCGGAGTTCGAGCTTGTACCCAGATACGAGGATCAGGGTTTCGCGCTTCGGCAAGTTGAAGCAGGGCTGCGGCTTATTCTGGGCGTTGAGGTAGGACGCCCCAAATTTGGGGAGTCCTCGCTCGCCATGGAGTTGCACCAGCATCTCACGGATGTCGCGCATGACGTGATCGTGCCGCTTGTCGCAAAGATCTGCGATTTCGCGGCTCGACATGGTGTGCGTTTCAGCGCCCCCGCCAAAGGCGGTGAGCGACGTTTGCGATGCGGCGGCCATTATGCGGTCCTCAACGCGAAAGCGAGGACAACCACGTTCGAGGCCTCAGCGAGGACTTGATAGCGAAGCTCCTTTGACCACCACCGGTGCCTCAACGCGCATCGTTCGTAGGCGGCGGTCCCCGGCTCTAGCGTTGCCAGCTCGGCAGCACTCCCGCGACAGTGCAAAATGGCCTCATCAACGTCCGACATTCCCGCGTGATATTCTGTGCCGATGTCGCGGCCATCATCCCAGCACCGGAAGTCGATCAGGTGCTCGACGTTAGGGTTGGCGGCGCGAGCCGGGAACTGTAGTAGATTCGAAGCCATGACGATCTCCTAGAGGGTCGTTGCGGTTAGGAGCGGCGGGTCGTTGGTAGCGGTCCGCCGTTCTGTTATGTCAAGTATGCCGTCCGCATATCGATGTCAACGGCATATTTGACATATCGCGCATATTCTGTCAGGTGGCTGCTATGGCCGACGAAAAAGACCCCCGCATCATCACACCTATGCCTCAGGCTTTGGTCGATCGAATCGATGATTATCGATATCGGAACCGGGTTGCGTCGCGATCGGAGGCTATCCGTCGCCTTCTCGAGGCTGGACTTTCCGCTGAGACGAAGTAGCGTCGCGCCCCGATCGGGGAGAGAATTATGCGGCTTGTTTTGACACTGGCGATTGCGGCCATTGCGTTGACAAGTTGCGCGCCGAACTCTGGAGCGAAACCTCAGTCAAAGACGTCGTCGAAGCCGAGCGCGGAATTTACCAGTGTCAAATGGACCCAGGTCGCCCGCGCTGAGCCGAAATACAAAATATACGTCAACGGCGAATCGATATTCCCGTACAAAGGCATGAAAATGGCGGAAGTCGCTGTGTTTGATGGCTCCGAGTACACCGCCTATTCTTTGGCTTACGAATGTGACAATCGTCTTTTTGTTAGGCTCGGTGAAGACGGGTCCGTTACACCCGCAGCCCCGGTTCAGTCGTTCTTGCTAGGCGTCTACGTCTACAATTACGTTTGCTTCGGAACAAGACAAACCGACGTCATGAATGAACCTACTTTGGCAGGAATACCGGTCAAAGCGGCATTAAACCCCTAGTCCGTCTTCTCAAAATTGACTAAAGCAAATATCGATCCCGAAAAGATTTCTGCGTTAAAGACCGCAGCTTGAGAGGGTTTTAACAAATGACGCTGCATTGTCCGAGTTGCGGAAGCGATAGCACGCAAAAGCTGTCGCTGTTTGTGCGATCTGGTACTTTTTCCGCACAATCCGATACCATTGGTGCGGGTGCCGGAGGCGGCCATCTTGGATTGGCCATCGCGTCTACGAAAACCAAGACATCTTCGCATGCGGCAAAGGAACATGCTGAACCGATCGCGCAGCCAGTACTAGGCCCCCTTGCGGGTGTCGCGTTCATCGCTCTAATGATCTGGATTTTTTGGGCAGCAATCCCAGCTGCGGTATTGATCGGGCTTGGTGCATTAGGCGCAGCTAGCATATTGCATGACAACCTGACCAAACTTCCACAACGGCACCGCGATTGGATGCAAAAGTTCATTTGTCTGCGCTGTGCAACCGTGTTTGAGCCGAAGCCCTAAGCCTCTTCCTCAAATCGCATCGTCTCAAAGTTGAACTTGCCGCCGTGGAAAATCGAAAACCGGATTGCCATAGCCATGCGGATATCGGGTTCGACCTGAAACGCGACGTCAAAAGGGACACCGTTGTGAACGAGCCACAGGCACTCGCTCAAATCGGCATCCCTCAGGAGTTTTTTACGGTGCCGTCCTTGGCGGGGCCATCGACCATGAAGTTTTCATAGACCCCACGCTGCGCAGCCTCGTTGCCTTCATCGCCGAGCTGCGCATACAGCGCACGAAGCTCACCTTCCGAGCCTGGCGTAACGACGGGATTGCCATCGATCGCAGCGACGAATTTGAGATGATACACCTCAGCCAGATAGACTTGATTGGCTTCGCCGCCGTTGCCGCTGCCCGCCGCCTTGGCAAAGTCCAGATTGGCAAGCGGCGATGGCTTGCGCAGAGAGATTACCCGCCCAAGCGCGTCGGTGACATCGACACTCTTGGCGGCCGCGCGCACGATCTGCGCGCTCGGGCTCGGCGCATTCTGCATTTCTTCGGTGGTCATGATCACGCCTGCTTGATGCGGCGGCCAGCCATGAAGCTGACGGCCTGGTTGACGGACTTGTCGGCGCTCCATTCCCCTGGATCGTCGAACTTGAGCAGCACCCGCTCGTAACGAAACTGCGACACGCCGCCGCCGGGTTCAACGATGGTCTGCTGCATCGTCGCCTGCGGCTCATCGGCACCGGCGTAATAGTTGCGCTCAAGCTGTTCGAAATAGTTGTCGAGTTCGGGCCCGCGGCGCTCCAGCTTGAAGTTGCCGGACCAGCCATCATAGAAACGCAGATTGTCGGTCGTGCCGTCGAGCGGCTTGATGCGCTGGTCGGTCGTGTCCTGCTTCGCCATGAAGCCGGTCACCTTACCAAGGCGCAGCGGGGTGCCGTCGGGGAGGATGACTGCGATGGTGACGTCGCGGCCAATCGAATAGCCTTGCTGTGGCATGTGCTGGCCTTCCTGGAATTACTGGGGGGTGATCGAGGAGACGGTCACGCTGACCGACTGGCCGCCCTGCACATTGATCAGCAGCGCGGTGATGATCGACAGGAAGGTGACCTTCACGTCGGCTTGGAGGTAGCCCAGCGCGACGCGCGACGGCGGGTTGTTGGCGTTGTTGATCTGCACCGAGAACGGCTGCTTGGTCGCATCGGAGACGTCTCCGATCATGCCCTGCTGCCAGAGGTTGCCGAGGAAGGCGTTGAGCGTGGCGCCGACCTGGTTGCGTGCGGCCGGGCTCTGCAGGCGACCGATGTACAGGCCCATGCCGCTGTTGAGGGTGTAGGCGATGTAGTTGATCAGGCGCGGGTAATTGTCGCCGTTGATCACCGCGTTCGACGACGTATTGCGGCCAATGCGCACGCCGAACGAATTGCCAGCTGGGATCGGGTTGGTAACGAGATCGATGCCCGCCAGCGCCAGGGCCTGAAGATCAGCGCTGCTGTAGGTCGCGTTCTGGTAGCTCTTCTGCGTCCCGACGATGCCGTAGAGCGGCTTGTTCAGGCTCGATTGCTCCGGCGACAGCGACGAAAGCCGCCCGGCGACGAAGCCCTGCGGCGAGATCAGGCGGGTCTGGCTGTTGACCGTGTCATTGAAATAACACCAGTCGCCGAACAGCAGCTTCATCGTGTAGCTGTCGATGCCGGCGGTCGCCTTGGCGGTGACCGCGTTGGAAATCGTGTCTCCAGCCGGGCCGACGCCGATCATGTACGTGCCTTCGGACAGCCCATAGGCGACCTGCGTCGTCCACGTCGTGCTGTCATCGCAATCGGTGAGCATCGCCACCGATGCCCCCGACGAACGGAGCGCATACATGCCCTTGCGCGCGGTCGTATCGACGCCGATCAGAACAGAGCCGGTGATCGTGGCGATGCCGTCGGTGCCGCCGGAGAGCGTCGTGGTGCCGGCGGTCGGTGCCGTGGTTCCGGCACCCGCAGCGGCGACGACCAGCAGCGACGGTCCGCGCAGCCCCGAGGAGCCGGTGTTGATGGCAGCCGCGATTGCGAGCCACAGCGCGTTGCCGGTGAGCCCGGCGCCGATATTGTCGAACACCTCGGGGACGAGGCCGGGCAGGGCAACGGTCGCCTTCCAGCTGCTGGCCTGGCTGCCGGGTGCCAGCGTGAACTGGATCGTGTTGCCCAGCGTCCCGGTGTAGCGACCGGTGATCGTGACTCCCAGCGTGCCGACCACGGCCGAGGCGGCGGTATCGGTGCCGTCGGTGACGCGGACGCAGCGCATGTTGTTCGCGCCGTTCAGGACCGCAGCCCAGACCGCGGTGCCCATGTCGTATTTGCGGGCCTGCACGTTGCCGAACTTCTGAACGTAATCGGCGATGCTACCGACGATAACCGGGGCGTTCGCCGGTCCCCACTGGGCGGTGCCAACGATGCCGAGGATGTTGGTCGGCTGACCGTTGATGAAGTTGTCGGATGGCGGGACGATCTGGACGTAGACGTCGGGCACCACGAGCGCGGTCGTGTTGATCGCGCCTTGCTGAGATACGGGCATTGGGGGGCTCCTTTACGAGGCGCTGGACGGGGCGGTGGGCGCCGCGGGCGCGGCCTTGGCGGGCTTGGGTTCGGGATCGGCTTCGGGCTCGGGATCGGCCACCGCCACGACGAACGAGGCCTGATCGCTGTCGAGGATCGCCTTCACGGCGTCGGAGTCGGTGATGCTGTCGCCGGCGGAGTGACCGCCGAACGCCTGAATGACGCGGAGCATGGGCTTTTCCTTACGAGAGAGGGATGTCCGGTCCGACCGCGTCGGGCGTCGGTCCTGCGCTGAGCGTGCCCGCGATCGTGGTGATCGTGGTCTGCGCCTGCGTGAAGGTAGTGGCGTAATTGATCGAGTAGAGCAGGTCGCGGCGGTAGATCCCCGACTTCTGCTGCGCGTCGATCTGAGTCTCATTGATCGCCGTGAGGATGGCGCGGCTGCCATCGACGAGGTCGATCCTGGTCGTCATGGCGAGTGTGACGTCTACCACCTTCGCCAGCGCGTCGCGGTGCGCCGGGGTTGCTGCCCAGAACGTGATCTGCGCAGTCCGCGACTGCCGCCGCACCTCCAGCGCGCCGACGCCACTGGTACCGTCGTTCTCGGCCTCGTCCCAGTCTGTGTCGCCCATCATCACGGTGGTGACCTTGCCACCGGGGCGGGGGAACACTGAAATGTGCGCCTTGCCGGCCTTGGTCGCTGTGTCGAGCGACTGCGGCTCTGGCCAGCCCTGGTAGACCAGCACCGGGAACGCGACGATCGAGGGCTTGTCGGTGCCGTTAGGGTAGAGCGCGCTGGCGATCAGCGCGACGACCCCGTCCATGGCTTCGGTGAGATCGGCCATGGATCAGGTGTCCAGCGTGATGACGGTGAGGCGATAGCCCAGGCTGTCCCAATAGGGCTGGATCACTTGGTAGCGGATGCCGAGGTCGTCGATCATGACGTCGCGGTTGTGGACGACGCCGTTGGCCAACTTGGCTTTCGGGATGAACACGTACCATGTCGGCGTCTTGCCGTCGCCGGGGAGCCCGACTGGGTTGTTCGTACCCTCGCGACGCGCTTGAATGCTGGCCGGGATGCCGCAGATGATCTCGTCCTCGGCATCCGGGGTCTGCCCGCCATATCCGACCGCCCCGATGCCATGCTGCGCACCGGGGCGTCTAAACGCGACCTTGCGGGGATAGATGAAACTCATCAGAAAAACAGCTTCAGCTTGTACGGCTCAAGCCGGGCCTTGGTGTCGGCATCAAGCACGCTGTCGGCGAAGCGTTCGATCTTGGTGCCGCCAGCGGTGAAGGTCCGGAAGCTGCCGGGAACGTCGTCGAAATTATTGTTGATGCGGATCAGTGAGGCCGTTGCCTGCTTTACGCCTTCCGGTACCCCGTTTTCGGGGAAGCCCGCGACATAGCGCAAACGCACTTCGGAATAATAGGCGATGAGCTGGCCCGCTGGCACCCAGATTTCACCGGTAGCCGCGCTGATCGAGGCGGTGGCCGGATCGAACGGGATCCACGCAGGCGGGCCGCCGAAGGTTTGAACTGCGGCGAGCAGGCTGGCATCGTTCATCAAGCCTGAGACCTGATCGGAGCGCCTGCCGTAGCTGTAGCGGCCCAACCCGGACAAAAGCCTGACGATCGGCGAGCGTGATACCCGCGTGATCGAGCGCTTGGCCGGTAGCTCCCGCTCTTCCACAATCTGCAACCCGGCTTCCATCGTCGCGCCCTGCGCGTGCGGACGAGCGACCCGGAAAAAGGTAAGGGTGCCGTGTTCGCGGTCGACGGCAGAGACGGTCACCGCCTCGCATTTTGCCGGGTCAGTCCGGTCGATGACGAACACTTCGCCAAGCAGATCGGCCATGCCAGCGGATGCCGCCGGAAAGCTGATCGTGACGTTGGCCCCGGCGCTGATCGCGGAGGGTAAGGCGAGCGCATACGTTGCGCTCATACCCGCCATATAGACGGGCAGGCCCGACGCGTCGGCATGCCATGTCAGGCCTTCGGGGCGCTGGAGATAGCCATCCACCAGCGTGCTGGCGTTTTCCACGTCGGACACAGTCGCATCGGGCACGCCGTAGCGGTCGTATTCGCTGGGAATGAGATAGGCGGAGGGCATCAGGCGGCGAGCAGGAAGCGGGGCAGCCACAGGCCCGTCGCCTGTCCAGTGGCGATCAAATAGCGGCCAAGCGGGTCAGGGACATAGGCCTTGCCCTCTGCATCGAAGTTAACCGTGATCGACTTTGGCGAACCGTCGCCATTGAGCCAATCGGCGTCGATGCTGCCCGACTGCGCGCGCGGATCGGCCGCAGGCGCAACGAACAGCGAGTGCCCTTTGCGGGTCGGATGAAAGACACGCATTGGCTTGCTCCCGGAAAAGGGTGGGGCGACCCGCAGGCCGCCCCTGAGGCAATTAGCCCGCCGAAACGGTCGGGCGGACGATAGCGACCACAGCATGGGCCGCGTCGGCGCGCTTCGCGACGATGGTCGAGAAGTGGACACCGACATACTGGCCCTGGAGCCCGGACAGCAGGCCGAGCTGGAAAATGCGCGGCTTCAGATTGCCGTCACCGCCATGCACGACGGGACGCTCGATCATCTTCTCGGTCACGATGACCGCGAAATAGTTCGAATTGCCCGAACCCGGCGACGCGAAGCCATAGCTGGTATCGGTCGTTGCCGGGATGAACGGCTCCGGAATCAGCGGGATAACGCCTGCCTGCGTGTTGATGCAGGTGACGGTGACGCCTGCCGCGACCTCGACCGTGCGCAGATCGATGTGCGCGGCTTTGGCCTCGCGGTCGATCAGATCGGCGAGGATCGGGTTGAGGTAGATGGCGGTCGGGCGCGGTGCCTGGGTCGGGTTGGCAAACATTGCCGCCACCTTGGCCTTGAGGCCGTCGATGATCGAAGCCCCGAGCGCAATCGTCGCCTGGTTGCTGATCTGCGTCAGCAATCCGCAGAACGAATTGGTTGCGCTGTCCGAGATCGCGGTTGCGGTCCCAGCCCAAACCGCCGACGCTTCCGCAATGACGATACCCGAAGTGATATCCTCAATGTCCTTGGCTTCGACATAGCCGAACTGACCCTGCATGCGGGTGACATCGACATCGAACAGGCCGAAGTTGGTCTGTGCCGTGACCGCCTTGATGTAGACCGAGCGCTCGGCCCGGGTTGGGCCGGTCGCACTTACGGTCAGCGTGCGGACGTCGCTGAACGATCCGGTTGCGATGGCCGTCTGGTCGAAGAACCGGTGGGGATGCCCAGTCGCGGGCATTTCGGGCACGCGATTGAGGAAGACCGATTCACGGCGAACGATGTCGGTGATCTCGGTTTCGTAGCGGTTCACTTCGATCGCGCCGTTGCCGAGATAATCAGCAGCGGCGCTCATCGAGCCGCTGAACGAGGCCGTCACGCGGCCATCGGGCGAGGTATATTTTTCCATTGCTTGTCGCTCCTTTAGAGGCGTGTCGGGGTCAGGCGTCGATCGAACCGGCGCGATAAAGCTCTTGCTTCACCCGGATGCGTTCGGAGACGCCGAGGCTGGAGGCGGAGAGGATCTGGTCGAGCTTCTGCACCGACATTTTCTCACCGCCGCTCGGTGCGTCGATTCCCGCCTTCGCGAGCAACGACGTGATGGCTGGGGCCAGTGTCTTGCGTTCCGGCTGCGGTGCTTCGGCGCGGCTGGCAGCGAGCGCATCGGTCAGCTTCGTGCCGAGGTTTGCGACCTCTTCCTTCAGGACGGCGATTGCGGGGTCGGCGACTGGCTTGTCGACGGTTTTTTCGTCGGACGAGGCCATGTACGAACCGCCGGCATAGTCGTGGTCGCGGAAAATGTGCGGCATCGAACCGCCCATCGCTTCGGCTTCCATGCCGTCGGCCATGCGATTGAGCAGCGCAACGTGGCCGCGCGTGGCATGGAGGCCAACACCAGCCGCCTGCATACCCGTGGCGCAGGCGCGCAGCTTATCGGCGTGCGGGGCAACCTTGGCGTGCAAATCCTTGCCCGCTTCAATCTTGCCAGCCATCTCGGTCTGGCTGGCTTCGATGGTTGCGATTTTGTCCGTCACCGGCTTGAGCGCAGCGGCGAGGATCGCTTCGAGTTCTTCCTTGGTCATGTCGATTTCTCCGGCATTCGCCGATGCGGCGAGGGATGTGGTGGTGAACGCGGCCTTGTTCTTTTTCAGAATGGCAGCGCCGGTGAACACGCAGGCGGTGATGACCAAGGGGTCCGTATCAAGGCTTTCGACATGAATTTGTTGGGCCTCGAAACTGAAGCCCAGGTTGCTCTTGTCGGCCTTGATCGTGGCGGCTTCCGTGGGGAAATCGCTTGCGTAGAGAAAGCCTTCGATCCGCAGATCGCTGCCTTCGATGGTAGCGCCGGTGATGACGCCAATCTTCCGCTGGGCGTCGTGCCCATCGAAATCGGGGGTAAAGTCGACGGCCATGCCGATCAGGCTGGGGAGCGCTGCCTCTGCGGCACTTGCCGACATGACGACGAGTTTACCTTTGGAGCCGTGCGGTGCCGCGTCGCTGGGCTGGTCGAGATGGACCAGCACGCCACTGAACGGCATACGGTTGGGGTGATCGACGACATCGGGCAGGGTGAGTGCCATCGCTTCGAGCTTGAGGGAGCGAATGGTATCCCACCCGGCGGTATCGATGCCGAGTTCTGACGCGCGCACCTGAATTGCGGTTCGGCCGTCGGCGCGCTCTGCATCAGTGAGGCCCGTTGCCTTGTGGATCTGCGCGCGCGCCATCATGACGTGGCGCTCGTCGACCAGCGGAAACGAGCGCTTGCCCGGAACGGCAAAAGCCGAATCCGGGAGCGCGTCACGCTGCGCCTTGGTGAGCGACACGGTCACAGCGTCAGAGTTTCGAGCGCACGAAGGTCAGCACGTCGCCGAGTTCGTGCTCGACGTCACCTTCGAGGTGGCGGACGAATTCCTTCATCTCGATCCAGCGCATATCGAGCTGATCGACCAGGCTCTGGTGCGGGCGTGGCGGTGGGCTGCTGATCGCGTCGGGGTCGGCGGGCGCGTCCTCCAACGGCTCGTCGGCGACAGTGGTGATCGCCGTCTCCAGCACCGGTTCGGTGGGCAGGAGCGCTGCTGCGGAATCGTTCGACTCGCTCGCTTCGGTCTTATCAGCCTCAGTAGCCGCCTGCGCCGCTAGTTCTGGGTGACCGTCAATTGCAGCTTCGAGCGCGGCAACAGCGCCCTTGCGCGCGGCAACGCCCTTGGCCTGTTCAGCTTCGAGCGCGAAACGGAGCGTCAGCAGGTCGGCACCTTCGATCAGCACAACCAGATCGGCCACGCTGGAGGCGACCAGATCATTGGCGGAGGAGCGGGCGACCGCGATCTGTTCGTCGCTCGGTGCGGTGATGGTTGTGTCGGTCATGACATGCTCCGGTACAAAAATGGCCCCGCCGGTCGCGCCAGCAGGGCCAGTTGGCCTCGGGGAAGGGGAGGAACCCCGAGAGAGGAATTAGGCGAGGACGAGGATATCAAGCGTGCCAGCAGCCAGCGTGGAAGCGACGAGGCGCGGGGACAGATTTACGGTGAAACCGGCTGCGCTGCGCCCGCTGATCCAGTACGTTGCGTCCTGATCGGGCGTCACGAAAACGGTGTATTTTGCAGGGAGGCGGAGCCCGGTAACGGCGACAGTGACCGATGCGCCTGCGCTACCACCCGCCACGTTGGCGAACGCTTTCTTGAGCACGACCAGCAAGCGGTCGGCTTGTGCCAGGGGATCGGAGGCATCGGAAACCGAGACGGTGTGTAGATCCTGAGCCATCGTTATTCCTTTTCGCGTTCAGGTGCCGGTTGCGGCGGGTTGTCGGTGCGTTCGGGGAGATCGGGATCGAACACTTGTTTCGATCCGGTCGCGGCGGCCTTTGCCATCGCGAGGTCGATTCCGGTCAGGTCGGCCCATTTCGATTTTAGCGGCGGCCGGCCCTTGGTTTCGCGGTACTCGTTCGGCGTGATACCGCCGGAGTCGAATTCCAGTTTGAAAACTTCCGCCCCGCGCTTCTCGTCCTCGCGATCAAGGCCGATGAACCGCATCTGCAACTGGTAGAACCCAAGGCGACGGTGCAGGGCATGGCGCGTGATATAGGATGCGAGCTCCAGCGCGCGCGGCTTGATCGCCTGTTCCCAATCCCGATCGGATCCGACTTCGGCGGTCGAACGGTTGACGTCTCGCTCCACCCCGAGGTTCATCGGCGAAAGGTCGAACGCGATTGCGATCTCGGTCTTGAGGAATTCCTGCCAGGCGAGGAATAGGCCGGTGTCACCCTCGGGATAGAGCCGGTCGATCGAGCCGCCCTTGGAGGCCATGATCGGCGTCTTGCCTTGCCCCTCGATCTCGTTGGTCCAATACGCGCGAAACGCTGCCAACGCCGTGGCGTCCGCACCTTCGCCCAGGTTTATGATCACCGACGGCTTGGCGTTGGTGGTAACGTTGCCCGCGAATTCCGAAACGCCGAGCTGACGGCTGATCGAATTGAATGCGACCTCAAGCGGCCCAAGTCCGAACGGCGAGGCCGTGGTTGGGTTGGGCCGGATGTAGATCAGTTCATCGTCGCGAAGCTGGATCGCGGGACCGCCGCCTGAATAGGTGCCGGTTCCGACAGTCTGCGCATAGCGCGCTTCGTTCTTGTCACCGCTCCACGCGGGATAGATCTGGATCGAAAGACCATCGACTGGCCAAATCCAGAGCGGCCGATTGGCGTCACCCGCAACTTGAGTTTCGAGGGCACCAGCTCCGATCAAGGTGTCTTCGAGTACTTGCTCAGCAAGAGTGCGCCAACTGTCGTCGCGGTTCGGGTTGGCGAGGCAATAGGTGGCGACGGCAATCTGACGCTTCAGCTCGGGCGTTTCCTTGACGCCAGGCGCGGGCACGATCTCCCAGTCCAGCATTGCGATCGGATTCTTGATCGCGTTGATGGCGCGGCGGGCATAGGGCGTCCTCGAAAAGAACCGAAGATTGCGCGGGCTGGGCTTCCAGATGAGCTGCTTTGCCTGTCGCGTCCGCCCGAAGCCGAACAGCGCAGGATTGACCTCGGTTGCGCGCGCGGGTTCGTGACGCCTGCGGCCAATGCCGATGCGTTTGAGAAATCCATCGGCCATGCGGTCAGGCCCAGCCGAAAGTATGGCCGGAGTCGGCTAGCATCAGTTCGTAGAGTGCCCACACCAAGGCGTCCATACGATCGGGCGAGCCTCCGCCCTGGAAACCTGCGGTGGTGGTCATGGTCATCTGCTCTTCCATGTCAGAGAACACACCGAGGTGGTGAACCTTGCCCTGTTCATAGAGCGCGGCGATCGGCTCGGCGCGGACATGCTTGCCGCGAGTGGCGCTGACTAATTTTACGGGTAGGTTAGGTGCCGCCGAACGCAGCACCGACTCCACCATCGCGCCACCGTAATTACGCTCTGCCGCAACGCGGTCGGCTCCGTAATATTCTGCGGCGCGTGCAACGACCTGTGCCCAGCCATCCGGCGATAGACGACAGGTCTTGTCGGCGATGACATAGGCATGTTCGTCAGTACCAAGCGCCGCGACGACAATACCCTGACTGTCACCACCGCTGCCATCCGAGCCGGATGGATCAACACCGATGACGACACGCACCAACGGCGGAAGCTCTGCGCGCCGCAGTGTTTCCAGCCCAGGAATAGGCTTGCCGTCTGCCGCGATGCGATCGGTCAGCGACCAAAGCGCGCCAGGAACTTCGCTGAGGTATTGCCCGTCGCGGAACCTCTGGCGCTGCTTTTCAGGCAATCCGTCAAGCTCGGCATGGTATTCCGGCGGAAGATGCGGATTGTCGATCGGGTTCATCACCACGAACGACCGGCTTCCCTCTTCGATTGGCATGCCGTTGTCGGGGCGGACCTTCTCCACAAACTCACGATAGGTCCAATGCCCGCGCCCCGTCGGGTTGAGATCGTACATCGCCTTGAGCGGCAACCGAGATCCGTCGCGGAGGAAGCAGGATTGCGCCAAGCGAGTGCGCAGCGTCAGTATGGTGTCGTACGCTACTTGCGACGATTCGTTGACGTAGATCGTGGCGAACTCTTTGCCGAGGATCTTGTCGACCCGCTCCTTGTCGTCGAGCCCGGTGAACCAGACCTCGGAGCCGTCGGGTAGGGTGGCATACTGGTCCGACTTGTTGACCGTGTACGGCACGTCTGGAAATGCCATCCGCATCATCTTCGGCCAGGTGTCGAGCATGACGGACTGGCGGACGTCGATGTTGTGGAGGCGGGCGATCAGATGCCGACTTTCGGGAGCGACGAGGCCGCGCTCGGCGATCAGTTCGCAATACCCGAAGGTCTTACCTGATCGCGAACCGCCGTAGGACAGACCATGTCGGGCTGGACCAAGGACCGTCCCCGCCTGGAGTTCCTGCTTGATGGTGCGCTTAAAGCGGGCAGTAGGCTGGCCCGCAAGCTGGCGTCGGCGGTCGAGTTCCTTCAGGCGGGCAAGGTGACCAGCAAGCGTATCAGGTGCCATTGGGCTTGTAGGCCGCGATCTCCGCCAGCAACTGCTCTTCGCTCATCTCGGCGAAATCGATCTTGCCGCTATGCTCAACCTTGTCGACAAACATGCCGAGGTGGCGCGCGACGTTCTCCAGCGCTTTCGCCTGGTCGATCAGCTTGATCTCGAAACCGTCCTTGGTTTCCTTCGCGCCCGCGTACAGCAGCGCAGCGGCACCCTTGAGGCGGCGCGTGTCATTGGCGTGGACGATGCCGCACCCTTCGCCGTTGCACTTCGGGCAGTCCGGATGCGGATCAGCCGTAGCCACGAACCCGAGGCCGCCGGAATCGTCGGGCGGGGTGAACTTGCCCGTCGCGCCAGCGGCGGCGGCAATCGCGCGCCGAAGCTCTTCGGCATCCTGCCACTGATAGGCGTGATCGACCCCGTGGCAGTACCGGCACGCGGTGCGGCGAAACTGGATCAGATCATTCGGATCGGCTGTGGCGATTTTCCACCACCGCTCCAGCACCATGTCGGCGGTGACGGCGACGCGCTTGCTACGGACCTCCATCGCTTCCGCGACCGCAGCAGCAACATGCGGAGCGCGCAGCAGTTCGTGCGCATGATGGTCCGCGCCCTTCGCCGAAAAACCGGCGCGGATATAGGCGGCCATCGCGTTCAGGTCGGTAAGGTATTCCTCGACAAACGCTCGCTGTCGCGGGGTGAGCTTGCGGGGCTCAACAGCCTTGGGCTTCACAGCCATCGGAATCTCCATGGGAAAGGCGCTGGTCACCCGCGCCACAGGCCGCAGATCACCCCCTTCCGACGATGCTGGAGCGGCCCGTGCGCGGTCGCGACAAAGCCAAGGCACAAAAAAGCCCGACGAGCCGTTGAGCTGCCGGGCGGATTTCTACCAGTGACCCTGCGTTTACCGTTGTGGCGTCCCGAAAGTCAAGGGGCATTCGATCAAGGCTTGGAGCCGGTAGCGTTTCCACCAGGCCGCGACGCCAGCCTCAAGCACACGGATTGTTCCGCTCCCTCCGACAAGGCTGCGTCGATCATGGCTCGCCACTGCCCCGACCAGGGCATCATCCCGCGATCAGCTACATTCGCAGCTTCAACCATCGACTCGGTCGGCTCGCGCATCGCGGTGAGAATGGCGATCGTGGTACGACCCGGCGTCCAATCGGACGCGACCCCAGACTCCCGCTCGCTCGCCAGCGCGGTGGATATGATCGTTTCGATGCGTTCGAACATTGTCTCAGCCATAGCTATCCGTCCCCTCAATCCCCGCACAATGCTCCAAAACCAATGACGTCTGCGACGGGCTTTACAAGTCGCCAAGCCTCGATCCACGCGCTGGTCGGCGTGCCGTTGTTCATCCAACTCACCTCGTAGAGGTCGTCCCTTTCCCGGATCGTGATCGCGGTTACGCGCCCAATGACCAGGTCATCATCGATCCGAACGGAATCCCCGATTGCCCATACGGTGACGTGGGTATGGGCACCGATGACGGTCACGCGCCCACCTTCGGCCGCACCGGCGCACGCCTGCCAACCACGCGATCGGCTCCGGTGTCGCGCAGCACCACCTTGCGGAAATTGTCGCAGGGCCAACCAAGTTGGGACGGCATCCCGATCAGGCGCAAAGCGAACGTTGTGCCTCGCGCCCCAGCTGAAGCGCGCCCGTAGAACACCTCGATCACCATGGCCTGAGAACCAAGCGCTGGCCCAGAGATGGGGCCGGTCTCGTCGCACCATTCGCCACCGTGGATGCACTCGGCGATGTCCCCCGGCACCCAGTCGACCGATGTCGGGCCGAAATGCTTCGGCTTGGGCTCCGGGGTGCGCTTGCGGCGGAAGGGCCAGGTCATGGCTGGCGCTCCTCATACCCAGCCATGACCCGACTTGCGAACCGGCCAAACATCTCCGGATGCGCCAGCACGTAAATGCTGCCGACAAGCATGGTCGCCATCAACACAATGGTAAACGCCGTGGCGAACCACGCCATCAACCGGATGCGGTTGCCTTGCGTTTCGATGGATTTCCAACGTTTGTCGAAATCACTTCGCCGATCCATATCCATCACGCGTCCTCCTCATTGAGTGCAGCTCGAAGAATTTCCGCAACCTCCGCCCAGGGCCGGAAATAGCCCCGATCGTCCAAGAGGGCGGGATTGGTATCCGGAAGGGCCCCGCGGGCCTCTGGCGGGCTCCCAGCGGGCTTACCGGGGGCATTCGGCTCGCCACCCAACGCGCCGATCTCGCGCGACGGTAGCAAGTGGCCGATTCCGCCGCGCAACCGCCACGCGACCAGCCGAAGCCGCAGCGTCGCTGTGGACCGCCTGCACTGGTGCTCGAGCGCCACCTCGTCGATCGTCAGCTCGTCCAGCACGACCCGGTCGAACAGCGCCAGCAGCCGCACGTCGGCGAGGACGGACGTGTCCGGAACCAGCACTTGGCGGGCATGGCGGAAATTGTGCCGCGCCTCGACCTGCGCCGGCGTCTTGGGCCCAAAGCCGTAGGACCGCTCACCCGGGATTTGCTCGCCCCATGCCGCCGCCGAAGCGGAGAGATCGAAACCGCAATTTTCCCAAGCCTTGCGATACCAGAGGCACGCCGGGAATGTGTCGTCGTCCAGCACGCCGCGCGAATGCAGCGCGATGATCCGGCTGTGCTGGACCCGGCGCAGCGTGGTGAGCGACCGCACCGTGCCGTCGGTCTTATCCGGCGTGTGGGGCGCGAACTCCCCGGTGCGCATCAACTCGGGCGTCGGGCCAAGGATCGTATCCTCGATATTCCCGAATTTCCCGGCCTTCACTTCGCGTTCCGCGTCCTTCCGCCGCCGCTCCGCCTTGAAATCGGCACGGTCGCGTTTGAGCAATGCAGCGACCCGTTCAGCCTCGAAAGCACGCATTTCCGCCACTGTCATGCGACGTTCCCCATTTTCCCCCGGCCCCGAAACCATAGCAACTTCTCCAAAATCCGATTGACGCGCCCGCTCAAACATCGATTTTCTCATCCCGATCTGCGTCGGCCGTGGACCCGTTCCGCGATCCGGATCAGGTCGCGCCGGTCCGCAGCGTTCAGCCAGGCGAGCCGGATCAGCACGATGTCGCTGGCGTGGAATGCGTCTCGCGCTGCCTTGCGCGCTGCGACGGCATTGGGCTCACCCGTCGAACCGGCGTGCGGGGTTAGGGAGGATCGCAGGCCGCTCACGCCGCCGCTCCGTTCAGGCGGTTCCGCTCCGCCAGCCATTCGGCGCGGTAATCGCGGATCCCGCCGTCGAGATATTTGAAAGACCGGACCGAACCGCCTTTCGCCTCCTCCCGCGCAACGACGACTTTCGCGCCTTCGATGACGTGGTATTCGAAATGGAACCCCTCCCTGATCCAGGCCTGCAACTGGGCTCGATCCGATGCAGCAATCGGTCGGGTGAGGTTGATGATTTGGGCCAGCGCACGGCATCGCTGATCAAATTCCCCGATCGGAACAGAATCGCGTTCGGGGGAAATTGGGATAGCAGGCTTATAGCTTTCTTCTTTCTGGTCTCTGGTCTCTGGCCTCTGGGCTTTAACCTCACCCTTATCCTGCACGTTATCCTCACCCTTATCCGACGCATGATTATTCTTTGTTTTAGAGAGGCTTGGGTTACCTCCGGATTTCCCGTTTTTTCGGGCATTTTGGGCCCGTTTTTCATCCCGAATCATCCGGCGCGAATAGATCGCGCCCGCGCCGGAGACCGAAAAAACGCCTGCATTCCGAAGCTCGGCAAGGAGGGCTTCTACCTCGGTTTCGGACGATCCTGCCTGCACGGCCAACTGTGCCGGTGTCGGGACATTCCCGCCCACCAGAAGTTGCCCATACCGATCTGACCGGTGCATGATGGCGAGCATCTCCATCCACAGCCCGCGCGCGGCGAGGCTGCACATCCGGAGCTTCTCGTCAGCGCGCCAGTCCTGCGGATAGAACTTCATCCAGGGCTTCGCAGCGGAGCTTTTCGTGGCTGTCATTGCACGGAACTCCCCGACCACTCACCGAGCGTCAGCGCGCCCTTAGCTTGGTTGCATGTGCGGCAGGCGACGGTGAGATTCTCATCATCATCAGTGCCGCCGCGCGAAAACGGGTGGATATGGTCGATCTCGAGCGGGTCAGCACGACGCGCGCAATAGGCGCATATCTCGCCATCCCGTTCTATAATGCGCTGGCGCGTGGACCTCGACAGAGGCTTCCGCGCATCGTCGCCATACAGACGATCGTCGAAGTCGTCGGATGTGATCAAACCGCCTTCGTTGACGCTGATCTTGCGCTTCGCAATCAGCTCGTCGCGTAGCGCGCGCCACTTCCGAACCGAGCATCCCATGTAGCCAGCAAGCAACCGCTCGTTGTCGGCGATCGGGCCGCCGCGATCGTAAATCAGGTCCAGCACGGTTTGATAAGCGCCACGCTCTTCCAAGGTGAGCGACATAAACCCAGCGAGCGCATCGGAATGGTAGCGCTTATGATAAGGCCGGGCGCTCATATACGACCCCAGTCAAGGCTGCGCACAGCCTGATAAGGGGTCAGATACTGGACCGTAGCGCGCCCTGTGCGCCCATTGCGGCGCTTGGCGAGGATTAGCTCCAGCTTGCCCGCTGCGGACGCCCTGGCGCGCTCATGGGCCTCCTCATTGCCCGCCTTGGCCTTGCCGCTGAGATAATATTCCTCGCGGAACAGAAACAGCACCGCGTCGGCATCCTGCTCGATCTGGCCGCTGTCGCGAAGGTCGGCGAGCTGTGGCCGCTTGTCGTCCCTCTGCTCTACAGCGCGGCTAAGCTGCGCCAGCGCGATCACCGTCACTTCCAGGTCTTTCGCGAGGATCTTGAGACCCTTGGAAATCGCCGAAACGGTCTCGTATGCTGACTGGCCCTTTTGCTCGGATGTCATCAACTGGAGATAATCGATAATGACGACCTTGAGCGTTTGGCCCTTGGCCGCCATGCGGCGCTTGGTGCGGCGGACGGCGAGCGATAACCGAGCGACCGACATGGCGCTACGATCGTCGATTTCCAGCGGCCATTCACGGCTTGCCGCTCTCAACCGTGAAAGGCGCTCGTCCTGATTCAGCGTTGTCCGTCCCTCAATAAGGGCATCGAAAGGTATCCAGTCGCCAAGCGCTCGGCAGGCCAAGTCAGCCATCATGCGCGTCGCAAGTTCGCTGCTGCTCATTTCCATGCTGGCGAAGTGGACGCCATGCCCATTGCGCGCGAGGCCAAGCGCTACTGCGCACGCCACTGCGGTCTTACCCATTCCAGGGCGTCCACCGACAATGATCAACTGGCCCGGCTCAAAACCGCCAACAAGCTGATCTAGCTCCAACAGTCCGGTAGATGCGCCGATCTTGCCGTCATTTTCCTTGATCAGTTTGATCCGGTCGAGCGCCATGCCGATGCCTTGGTCCAGCGTGGCCTGACGCGACGGTTCGCGGCGCTCGATGGCGGCGACCAGCGCGGCATCGGCTTCGTCGACGAGTGTCGCGAGGGTCAGTTCGCGGTCGGCGGTGCGCTCGAGCAACGAGTTAGAGGCATCAATGAGGCGGCGGCGCGCAGCGCATTCGGCAATCGTCTCTGCCTGGTCGCGCGCGCGGATCAGCAACGCCATGTTCGCCGCGCCGCCGGTCAGGTCGGCGAGGAACGCCATGCCGTTCATTTCGATGTAGCCGGGGTCGGCCGCGAAAAGCGGATGCAGCGTGATCGGGTTCGCCTGCTGCCCAGCCGAGACGATTTGCACGATGCGATCGTACAACCGCCCGAACAGCGGCTCCGCGAAATCCTCGCCGCGTAGCAGATCGGCCACGGTGTCCACGCGGCGGTTGTCGTTCAGCAGCATCGCCAGCATGGCGATCTCACCCTCGAGAGGTGTGACGCTTTCGGGGTAGGCGGGAGCGACCACCGTTTCGTAGCGCCGCATCAGCATCGATTGTCCAATGCGAGGAAAAGGTCGCGCCATTCCTGCCAGGCGCGGGCAAGCCGCTTATTGGCTTCGAGGTCGACGCGAATGTCACCGCTTTCGGCCCAGTCGCGCGCGAGCGCGGCGTAGCGCTCCCATGCGGCCTCGGCATTTCCGGGTACGGGCAGGAGGGCGACGACGCTCATCCGACCCGCACCTCAACCCGACCGGGCTTCTCTGGCGCGGCATAGGCGTACGACGGCACGAACCGCTTGTCGTTGACGCGCAAAACGTCGGCGATACCATCGATCGCGGGCTTCATGCGGTTCGCAAAATTGGTCCGGTCGCTGCGTCCGTCTGGCGGCACGAACGTTATCAGCACCGGAATATCGCCGGTTTCGGGCACAACGATCGCTCCAGCCTCAAGCGTCGCGATGCGCGCCCAGGCACGGTGCTTTTTCACCACGGCGGACTTGCCCCAGCGGTTGCCGTTCGCGTGACCGGACAGGGACGACGGCGGCCACACGAGGGTGATCACAGCAGACATTAGCGGGCCTTGGCATTGATGAGCGGATCTCGTGTCAGTGCAAGGTGCACCTTCGTGGCCGCGCCGCGCCGCGCGCTTTCCTGGCGCGCGGCGCGGTCGGCCTTCCTCGATGCAAGGTTGCGTTCGAGCTGCTCGTCAAAGGCGCGCAGCTGCTCTTGCGTCGATGTTGGTCGGCGCGACGAGCGTGTGAGGAAGGCCGGCCAGCGCATTATGCGGCTTCCGGCTTGCCGATCAAGACCGGGAGTTCGGTCTCGATCTTGACGCGCTGGACCGCTTCCGTGAACGCGTGATCAAACGTCCGATCGGTGCGCCACAGATCGTACCAGAAAACGATCTTGCCCGCGTTCTTGCGGTAGCGCAGCCGTGCGGCGAGCCGATATAGCGGCCCGTTGTTGAACACGGGAATGCCGATCAGGAAAATTGATGGAACCTTGAGCGGCGCGCCGTTCTGATCGGTGTGCTCGGCCTGAAAACGGATCGTCGCTTCGCCGCTCTGCAGATTGACCGCTTCCTGGACGACCGCCGATTCGTTGATCTGAAGACCGCGCGCGAGCTCCATCAACTTGTTTGGGGATGCGACCGCGCCACTGCCGAGCGCATCGAGCATACGCTGAACGTCTTCCGGCAATTCTTCGCCCGGTTCGACGAACAGCACGTCGATGATCCGCTCTTCGAGGAATGCGGCGAAGTCGGCCATGCTCATAACTTCGGCGTTGGCCTTGCTCCATGCTTTCCACTCGTCCGAAAGCGGGAATGCGTAGAGCGACCGATGTTTGCCGAACCGCGGATCGCCGCTTGCGCCTGCGCGGTGATAGTCGAGCACGGCAGTCATCGATGGTGCAGACCGGCTGTCGTCCGCGAAGACGACCGTATCGGCATCCTTGAAGCGATTGACGTGGTCGATGAGGCTGTCGAGCGACAACATGGTCGCAGTGCCAGCGCGCCGCAGTGGGTTGGTGCGGTATTGATCGAAAACGCTTGCGGCCATCGGCGTCACGGTATTGCCCGAGCGGACGGCGAGCGCTTTCACGCCACTGCCCGGCTCGGTGACCTCGATCACTTCGGCGGTCACGTAGGTTTCGACGAGATCGCGAACTTCGGCGACGAAGCCGTCGCTATTGATCAGTGTTGGGTCGTTCATTGTTCGGTCCTTCCCTTGTGATGGTGCGATGTTGGCGACGATCAGCCGACGTCGCGGAAGCCCGGACTGCGGACCTCGCGGACGCCGAACAGGTTGCCCTGGTGCGGATTGCTCGGCGTGAAGCGACCGTCCTCGGTCGACCACATGACGCTGTTGGGGCGCTTGGCCTCGGGCACGTCGACCTTGTGCTTCGCCTTGATGGTAAAGACGCGGCCATCGAGGCCGAAGTCGAGCGTCAGCGTCAGCTTGCCGCGTGCCTTGCCGCCGCTCTCGATCGCATTGTTCGCCATGTCGCTCGACAGGCGTCGCAGGACCTCCGACATTTCGGCGTCGAGCTGACCGTCTTCGAGGAATCGGATGAAGTCCCCAAAGCTATTGGCGGCTGGCGGAAGGCGATTCCCGTCCGCAGCTCGGGAAGAGAAAATCTCTCCCGAAGTTTTGTCATATGGTTCGTCGCTCATGCTCATGCTCCTTCGTGGTTGATGGGGTTGCGACCGCGCGTCAGATCTCCCGCAGTCGGTCGGTTCGACGCCAGATCATCGCGCCACCGCTCGCTTGGCCTTCGCCTTGGCGAGTGCCGCCAGGCGGGCGCGACCGACGCGGGCGTGAGCCCTGAGCGGTGCGTTGCAGCGATAGAGGTAGACGATCACTGGCAGCATAGCCGCCGCGCCGATCGCCACCCCGGCGACAAAAATGATCATGCCATCACCATTTCATGCGAGTAGGCAGCGAGCCCGAGCGCCATCATGCGCTGAGCGAACTCGACCACCGGGAAGCCGTCGCGGATCGCGGCGGCGGCGAGAGAGGCGGGAATGATCGTGCGGCTGTTCGGCGAAGGCAGTCGGTCATCGAGATGCGCGATCATGACGTCGCGGGCATGGCGCGTCGGCGAAACACCCGCCACCGCCGCCCGGTCCTCCAGCTTGGCAAATGCGTCGCTGGGGAAATGAATGTTGAGCTGCCGCCGTTCACTGCGCGGCGCAATCGGTGCCGCGCGCGATTCGGCATCGCGGCCTCGCGTCTTGCCCGGCTGTTTCGGCGGTGTCGCATCGGCCACCGGTGCGGTCACTGGCCGCCGTGGCATCTCCATGCCGATGATAGGGTGGGGCGCAGCAACACGGGCCAGGGAGGAACCCTGCTGCGCCCCTTCGCCGACCGCATCACAAGGCTTCGGGCCCGGCGACGTCTTCGGCGAAACTGAGATCGGTTTGCGCGGCGCGGCGCGCTTGGTGTCTGGCGCGACGGCGGTGCGACCGCGCGCGAGGATCTGGCTGATTTTCGCGAGGCCAGCATCGATACTGCCGTCGCGGGCACCGGCGGTGCGCTTCACCACTGCGGGGATCGGGCGCGGCGCGGGCTTCGGCTGGACGGTATTGCGGCCCAGCGTGATCCTGCGCGTCGGGCCAAATCCAGTGATCGTGATCGCGCCTTGGTCGGCCAGGTCGGCCAGCAGCGAACGTGCCGCCTCAATGCCGCGCAGGTTGAAGCGCGCCGCGATGGCGTCATCGCTCGGCACCTCGCGGTCGCCGTCAATGCTGGTGCGGATCAGGTCGAGCAACTGCTGTTGCAGGATGCGGGGGGTTACCATTATGCCGCACCTCGCAAAGCATCGGCATCATTGAGGAACGCGATCAGCGCGGGCATATGCGGGCGGAGCTTGTCGGCGATGTGCAGCGTTTCGTTGTGATCGCGCACACCGTCCCGCAGCGCCTCCGAAAGCTCGGCCGCGACTTCGCAAACCCCGTGGAGCGTCACGAAATCGTTGGCCGCTTTCGGTGTGGCGCGGGACAACTCGTAACCATAATGCGCCATCACCTCGCGCAGCGCCGTCTCATCGGCACAGATCGAATTGAACACGGTATGCGCCTCGGGGAGGTTCTCGCATGCCACGGCACGGCTGAGCGTCTTTGGATCCTTGAGCGCCATGCGCGACGCCATCTTGACGAAGGTCATCGTCGGGCCGACCCGACCCCAGGCGATTGCGAGAAGCTGCTGAAACTTGTCCTTCGTCAGCGGTTCTGGCGGACAGACATTGCTGCGGCGCGGCATTATTGCGTGCTCCCATGATGTTGAGACCCGCCATCCACTTCACTTTCGCCGGAATGACTGCGGTCGTCCCGATGGCGGGCGTCTGCGGCGGCGACGACGCGACCGATCGCGACGCCGACCGGAAACGAGGCGACAAGCCATGCGAGGATGGCGAGGCCGGGCGTCATGCTGCAGGCCTTCCAGCCGGAGTGATGGACTCACTCCGGCCTTCAGCTATCGTCGCGTTGGAACAGGCCGACGAAGGGCGAAAATATGACCCAAAAGCTGAGCGAAGCCGATATGGTCGCGTGGGAACTCGATCTACTGCGACGGGAAAAGGCTGTTCGGGAGCAAGAGGCAACTCTGCTGGACGCAGCAACGCATCAATCGCTCCTCCTGGTGCTGTTTCGAAAAGCCCGCGAAAAGAATTGGCTGAAAGCCGCAGACCTGAACGAAATCGAAAATGCGACACGAATGCACTCGACCGGCGATTACCGACCAACCGAGCAATTGCGCGGAATTGTGCGGAGAACCCAATTAGAATTGGAGGAAAAGCGAAACCGCCCGCGCTAACCATTTTGCACACGCTCCCCATTTGCGTACCGGTAAGAGATGTCGGCAGCTTCACTCGCGACCATTGCGGCACGTTCGTGCGCCTCCTGTCGGATGCTTGCGCAAATCACTTCGCTGACGATTTCAGCGATGCGCGCCTCCTGCTCGGGAGTGAACGGAGCGCTCATGCCGACTGCGGCTCGGTCGCGTGGTACGCCGCCATAAAGTCGAGCACTTTGTTCACGTTCGTGAGCGAGAGCGACCGTCCAGCGCGCATGTGCTGTACAAGCGCCCCGTCAGCCATAACCTCTCGCCCAAATCGGGTTTGGGCCATGCCGGTTTTCACGAGGAAATCCTCGACGTGTTCCAGCAGCTCAGCGTCGGTCATGATGCTCATAACGCCAACAAGTATCATAAATTCCCAACAGTGCAACCATCTATGCTGGGAATAAATGAAATAGCCGGTTTTAGCCGTGTGTGGGATATTCCCAACATGGCAACTACACCCGAAAAAAAGGAGCGCGCGCAAGCATCTGCGCTGGCTATCGCCAAAAAACTGGCGAATTTTCCGCCCGGCCCAAGTGAACGTCAGTGGACAATCGACGCGGGCGTCAACAATTCATGGTTTTCGAATTTGCGCGGCACACCGACCAAGCCGCCGAGTGATCCAAGCATTGATAGCCTTCGCGCGATCCTGGACGCGCGCGGCGTTACGCTCGCAGAATTTTTTCTGGATGAGGCGCAAGGTCGGGTAGCGCGGATCCCGAATCGACAAGCCTTAGAACGGGCGATCCTCGATGCACTGCCGCAGCTTCCCGGGAAATCTTTGGCGCGCGCACAATATCTTGTTCAAGTTGTTGCAGGTGTCCTTGCGCTTCCGCCAGATCGCGAAGCCATTCCTGCCGCGCAGGACTCCGAAGACATGGCCGATCTCGAAGCAACCGCTCCTCTTCGCGCTGCCACCAAGAGGAAATAACGCGAGCGACCGCGCAACGGCGAAGGCACGGGACGCATCCCAAATCACAGGCCGGGGCATCAAGCGTTACTTCAATCATCCGATTCGCGCGCTCCATGTTCCTTTTCTGTTCGCATGGTTCCTACATGTCCAGTGGGCCATGCGGAAAACAGGGGGATAACTCCGAAAATCGCGAATGTTGGGAATTTATGATGATTTTGGTTGACGTGTCATAAATTCCCAACGATAAGGTATCTCAACGGCCCCACTGACCCGGTGGCCGGGGAGACAGCAGATGGCCGAGGCCGACCCAAAATTCAGCATTGACGCCGCGATCGCATCGCTTGCGCTGCCCTGGACCGAGCGCGCAGACGCCCGTGCAATTCTCGCCAGCTTCGCAACCGAGCCGACCTCGCGGGCTACGCACCGCCAGACTTTCGGTCGTGTCCGCGACGAGTGGCACAGCTATGACGACAGCCGCGCCGACCAGCTCGAGGCAATCCGCACCGATGCGCTGACCGCGATCCTCGAGACAGAGACGTTGATGACGCGGGAGCAGTTTCGCGGCGCGATCTCTGCGCAGCCGCACGTTACCGCTGCGATCGACGCCGCTCTGAACGGTGACGCGGCATGAGCGCGCACGATCTCTACGGCTACGCGGTCGGCTGCCTGTTCGCGGTCGCGCTGGCAGCCGCTGGCACCGTCATCGGCACGTCTCTGGCAATGGCTTGGGATTGGTACAAGACCGGGGGGCGTTCGTGATGGCCTCCCGCCCGCAGATTATGGTGCGCGAGACGTACCAGACGTTCCAGATCGCCGACAGCGGTGGCACGTACGACCTTGGTCACTTCGACACGCTGGAACGCGCCATTGAGCGCGTCAGCGGCCACAAAGTGCGGTTCTATGTTCGCGTGACCGACACGCTCACCGGTGTCGTGTCGCGCAAGTTCTATCAGGTCCGGCAGAAGTCGAAGGGGGTCGCTCGGTACAGCGATTACCAAACGCGGATCGTGCGCGACACCTATGCCGAGCATCTGTTCGATCTGGCGGGGGATGTGGCGTGATGGCTACGATCTGGCGCGCATACCAGCCGCTTGCCCGGTGTCGCGCATGTGGCGCGCAGCAGCAATTCCACGGCCGACCGAATTTCTCGTGCACCGCTTTCGAAGCCGAGACGATCGCCAATTACGAGCCGAGCGACCTGTCGCCCGAGCAGCTCGTTGCGGAGATTTTCGCGCACCCGAACACTCCGCGCGCCGTGGCTTGCGGCACCGAACTGCGCGCCCGCGTCAAGAGCGTGATGGGCGTGGCGGCTGACGATCTAATGGAGGCCTTGGCATGAGCCACACCTTCAAAAGCACCGCCATGTGGCACGACAGCGTCGGCAACGAATGCGAGTGCGAGGTGATCGTCGAGTACGATCGGTACGTCGGGTACAACGGCGACAGCGTCAACCCGCCCGAGGAATCGCGCGTCGAAGTGATCGGCGTCACGCCGGTGATCGCGGATTACGACATCCCAGCCAGCGCGATCGATCTCGAAGCCTATGCCGAAGAGTGCGACCAGCATTGGGCCGACGAGATCGCGGCTGCCGCCGACGCGCGCGGTGAAGCGCAGCGCGACGCGCAGTGGGAGCGGCTCTAATGGGCACACCAATCTCGACCCCGGACCAGATCCGCGGTGCGTTGCAATTCCTCGCGTCCGACACCCGGTGCAGCGAGCGTGAGCGCGCGGCGCTGCGCGACCTGCGCGAACACGGCACCGACCCAGTGCTGACCCGCTTGCGGGCGCTGCTGCGATGAGCCGCGCGTATCTCGATTACACCGAGCGTCGCGCGCCAGTCGCCGCCTGTGCGCCGGGGTTCAACCCCGATCTGCCAATCGCGGGGCTATACCGGATGAAGCTGGTCAGCGGCGGCGTTTTCGTCGCGGTCCGGATATGGTTTGGCCCGCCGCTGGACCCGATCGACGGCACCGAGTTGGACCGATCCCCGCGCTGGCAAGCTCACGCCAACAGCAAGCCCGTTGCGCTTGATCGGGTGTGGCCGCGTTGCGCCGCCGATCCGATCGACGCGCAGGAATATGCCTACCTGCTCGCCCGCAAGGCGTGGGGCGAAGAGCACGCGCCCGGCAGTCCGCAAGCGCGTCCCGACCAACCTATCAATCTCCTCAACGCCCCATTCCCCATTTGAAAGGCACCGACATGGCAACTGCATTTTCGGATAATCCCCGCGCTGTACTCGGTGGAAATAATCCTCCGATCGACGAGCGCATTTTGATCGATTTCGACGAGGCGCTCGGCGAGCATGACGGTTTGCTTGCTCGGCTCGATGAGATGGTGATCAAGGCCAACGGAGCCGGTCCGTGCCTAACTAAGGACACCGCCGGCCGGTACGGCGACTTCATCAAGATGACCAGCGCCGCCGCGAAGGTAATCGAGTCAGAACGCGAAACGCTCAATCGCCCGCTATTGACTGCACAGCGCGCACTTAAGGCCCGCGCCGATCACTATGCCAGCAAGGCGACTGGTGCTGGTGCAACGGTGCGGAAGCTGCTTGACGCTTTCCTTGCCGAAGAAGAGCGCAAGCGCCGCGCTGAGGAAGCCCGCATCGCCGAGGAAGCGCGTTTGGTCGAGGCTGAGCGCCAGCGGATCATCGCCGAGGCCGAGCGTGCGGCGCGCGCGGCGGCAGAGGCGGAACGCCAGCGATTGCAAGCCATTGCCGATGAGGAAGCGCGGAAGGAACGCGCCCGGCTGCAAGCGATTGAGGACGAGCGTGCCGCTGCCGAAGCGCGCGACGCGGAAACCGTCGTCGTTGAAGCGAACGTGGTCGAGGTCGTACCTGAACCGGTATTCGTGCCGGAACCCGGGCCGGTGTTTATGTCCGCACCGATCGCCAAGGCTCCCCTGCGTGGCGACTATGGCACCGCCGTTTCGACGGTGGAGACATGGCACGTGGAGGTCGTCAACGTGCGCCAGGTGCCGGATGCCTATCTCAAGCACCCGACCGTCGTCGAAGCGCTGCAAAAGGTGATCGGGCCGCAGGTTCGCGGGAAGAATGGTCTGCGCGATATCAAGGGCTGCCGGATCTATTCGACCGTCGGGAGTTCGGTACGATGAGCGCGCTCCCGCCCGGCGAATACGCCATCGTCGAAGTTCTCGGCCACCGGACGATCATCGGCCGCGTCGAAGAGGTCGAGCGATTCGGCGCGAAGCTGATGAGCATCGAAGCCGTGTTCAACGGCGAATTGCTCGATGCGGTGATGATCGGCGGGTCGTCGATCTACCAGTTCACGCCATGCTCGGCGGAAGTGGCGGAGGCGCGCCAGCCGAAAGAGGATTGGCAGTTGCCGCCCTCCATCCGTGCCGTGTTGCCAGTAGCTGCGCTGCCCGCGCCAGCCTTCGACCCACCCGCCTTCATGGGAGAGGCGGTCAAGCCTCCCCCGTGTGCATCATGCGGAGGGCCGGAGCCCTTCGGCGAGTGCGAGTGCATTCCTTTCTAAACCAAACTCACCGGAGAATTATCATGGCAACCGCACCGACCGCCGACGTCCCCGAAGTCATCGCCCGCGAAATGGCCGCCGACCGCGCGCTGCGCCGCGAGGAGCGCCAAGCACTCACCGCGATCCCGGCCGCCAACCTCGCCGAGTCCCCGCAGCGCACGCAATTCATGCCGCAAAGCATGGGCGAGGCGATGCAACTCGCCACGATCATGTCGCGCAGCAACTTCGTGCCGCAGCATTGCCGTGGCAATGAGGGCAATTGCCTCGCGATCATCATGCAGGCGTCGCGTTGGGGAATGGACCCATTCGCCGTCGCCAATAAGGCGTATTTCACGAAGGACGGCGCGCCGCCAGCGTTCGAAAGCCAATTGGTCAACGCAGTCGTCAATAGTAGCGGCGCGCTATCGGGGCGGCTTCGCGTTCGGATGGAAGGGGAGGGAGAGAAGCTGCGCTGCACCGTAAGTGGCTATCTGCGCGCCGATCCGAACGACGAGAAGATCAAGACGCAATCTATCGCGCGAATCACTGTGCGCAATTCTCCGCTGTGGAAATCCGATCCGGAACAGCAGTTGCTCTATTACACCACCCGCGCCTGGGCGCGCGCATGGTGCCCCGAAGTGCTGCTCGGCGTGTTTACGCCTGACGAAGTGCCGGTCGATCCTGAGCGCGCGCGCGTCGTCTCGCCGCCGATGCCGCGCCGGGATGCGATGCAAATCGCCGAGTATGACGAAGATACGGGCGAGGTGGATCGTGACCGCGAGGAAGCCATCGCCCGCCGTCTCGACGCCGAAACGCTCCACACCAATGACGGTACGCTCGACGACGGTAACCTCACAGCCGCCGAAGGGCCGAGCGACGAACAGCGGGGCGAAGCTAACACCGAAGTCGACCCCCGGCGAGCGACTGTCGATCACATCCTGAACGAACTGACGATCGCAGCCGTCCCCGCCGACCTGAAGGCGGTCGACACGCTCTACATCAAGCATCGGGCGGCGCTGGACGACGATCAGATCGAAGAGATCGACGCAGCGATCAGCGCAGCGAAGGCACGCATCGGGAAAAAATAGCCGCATCCCATCACCGCACCGGGCGCGAACGCCAAACAAAGGAATCCAAAATCATGAGCAATACGCCAAACTATCCGCGCCCCGGGCGCTCAGCCGAAACCGTCAAGTGCAAAACGCAGGAGGAGATGGAGAAGGCACTCAAGGCGGCAAAGATTGCCAAGCTGCTCGCCGGCACCTTCGCATTGGTCTGCACTACCACCGACGCACCGCGGATCATCGTTACCGCTGACGCAAGGTGCAGCATCGAGACGTGGGGATCGTCCGCGCCCAGCATCGAGACGTGGGGATCGTCCGCGCCCAGCATCGTGACGTGGGGATCGTCCGCGCCCAGCATCGTGACGTGGGAATCGTCCGCGCCCAGCATCGAGACGTGGGAATCGTCCGCGCCCAGCATCGTGACGTGGGAATCGTCCGCGCCCAGCATCGTGACGCGGGAATCGTCCGCGCCCAGCATCGAGACGTGGGGATCGTCCGCGCCCAGCATCGAGACGTGGGGATCGTCCGCGCCCAGCATCGTGACGCGGGAATCGTCCGCGCCCAGCATCGTGACGCGGGAATCGTCCGCGCCCAGCATCGTGACGCGGGAATCGTCCGCGCCCAGCATCGAGACGTGGGGATCGTCCGCGCCCAGCATCGTGACGTGGGGATCGTCCGCGCCCAGTGGGGTATTCTCCCGCTACTCCATGGTCAGAATTCGCGGAAAGGTGACGGGCACCGCAACGCCGAACGTGTCGCTGCACATCTGGAAGGCCTCGCATATCGAGGGCGGCAAGCAGACGGTGATAGACCTGTCCACACCCGCAGACTGGTGTGACTATTATGGCGTTCCGGTCCAGGACGGTGTTGCAACGGTCTATAAGGCGGTCGGCGCTAACTACATGTCGAAATGGGGTGCCGATTATACCCCCGGCACGATGCCGCAAGCTCCCGATTGGGACGGCGGCGCGCGTGAATGTGGCAAAGGGTTGCATTTCAGCCCGTCGCCGCGCGCGACACATCGTTTCGTGCATAGGCCCACCCATTATCTCGAGTGCCGCATCGCGCTCGAGGACATGGCGGTGCATTTCGATGGCGACTATCCCGAAAAGTGCAAGGCAAAGGGCGTTTGCGCCCCGCTCATTGAGGTAGACGTCAACGGCAAGCCAATCGCTGTCCAAGCGGCCGAGGCGGTGAAGTGAGCGCGCTTCCGGTTTTCGTGTTCGGATCAAACCTGGGCGGAAAACACGCCGGTGGTGCGGCTCGTCATGCGCTTGACGAGCGCGGTGCAGTTTGGGGACAAGGCGAGGGACTTCAGGGGGAAAGCTACGCGCTTCCAACCATGGACGCGGACTTTCGGCCGTTGCCGCTCGACGCGATCGCCGCACATGTTTCGACGTTCTTGGACTTCGCTCGCGCGCGCAACGATCTGGTGTTTCAAGTAACCGCGGTTGGCTGCGGGATTGCCGGGTTCAAGCCCGCAGAGATCGGGCCCATGTTCGCGGGCGCGCCAGAGAATTGTGCGCTGCCGGTGGAATTCATGGAGTTCGCCCGGTGACCCCGGCTCAACGCGCCCGCCGCCTGCGCCAGATCAATGCCCGACGCGAGGCGCTCAACGCCGAACTGCGCGAACTGGACCGGGAGGCACACCCGTTGGAACTCGAGCATAGCCGGTCGCTTGGCTACAGCTTCCCGCCGCAGCGGGGCCGGGCGCTGATCGCGATCATGGACCGGCTTGAGGGGAGGGCGGCGTGAGCGCCCCGGTCTTCTCTACAAACGGAAAGCAGGTCCTTCGCGACGGAAAGCACTTCGCAGATGCCTGCTCGACCGAGGCGGCGGACATGATCCTTGTCGCCCTCATCATTTTCCACCGACCGAGGAAATCGACCAATGTCTGACGGAATCACCCCCGAAGCCGCGCCGATGCGCGAGGATGTTACAAAAATCCTAGCGATGCTGGAAAATGCACGATTGGAAATGATCGAGAGGGACGTAAACGGTTGGCCAAACGCCATCTTGTTCGCGCAGGAATGGATCGTCGCCCACACCGCCCGCCTCGACGCTGGGGAAGTTCGATCTGCGCACCATGCTTTGATCCAAGCGGGGATGCACGAAAGCACCAATACGGCGATTGACCTTATTCCGTACGATGTGGCTGTTCGCGCCCTCAGGGACCAAGCACTGTCCCGCCACGACTCCAAGGATGATTATGTCCTGCCGTGCGACGTTCATTTACCGCCTGCTATCGTGATAAGGGCTGGTTGTCCGCTTAGCACACTCAAACTGGCGATGGAGTGGGAGGGCAGGCCGCGACATTTCGAGGGTAATCCTCGCTACTCTGTTTCTACCGACGCCGGGGATGAGGTCGAGCGCTGGTGCCGAGTGCTGGCGAAGGCGGACGGGATCGATTGGGATGCGATATGCCCATATGAGAGCAAGAGTGCTGAGGAAATCGGCGATATCGCCTGTGAAAGCGGTACGTGCGTCGCGGCGCACTACGAGGACCACGAACCAGACGTCGCCCGGTCGCGGTATCGGCGACTAGCCAGCGCTGTCAGTGCACTCGCCGCCATGCGCGAGGGGGGGGACCGGGAGGCAGTAGACGCAAGCGGGAACCTCACCGCGCCTGTCGCAAGGGTGAAGTACGACGAGCTTGAACGCGACTTCGCGGCGATCCGAAAGGATTACGGCCACGCGGCTTGGTTGATCGAGCAGATGCGCGAACGTTGGAAGGTGGTGTCAGACCAGCTTGACCACATCGAAGGCGGCATGTTCGCGACCTACTGCCCATTCTGTGGCGTGCTCTACGGCGCAACGACCGCGGCGGAAGGGGTGCCATCATGAGCGCCGCAGCAAAAGCCAAGCGCACGATGCTTATGATTGAGATCCCGCGCGATGAACTGGCGTGCCGAATCGCAGAGGCATCGATCGGCGCGACACGCCCGGCCGGGCTGACTGTTGCCGAGGCGTTCGCACAAATGGAGAGGATTGATCCCGGCCAGCCCGAGCGTTGGCGGCGTTCTGCTGATGCCGCCGTGCGCTATTTCCACGAATGCACCAACGCCGGGAGGCAGCCGTCATGACGCGCGCTCTCGCATCTCTTCCAGACTGGCCCGCTGCGCTCACCGAAGCGGAAGCGCTCGAGTTCACGCGCGTCAGCGCGGCGCAGATGAAGGAGTGGCGCGAGCGCGGCGTGGTGCGGTTCGTGCCGCGCGGCCGCAACGGCGCTGCAATCGCGCAGCTATCCGAGCTCAAGGCGGCGCTTGCCGCGATGTTCGATAGCGGCGCGGCGACCGGCACAGACGAATGGTTCGACCCCTGATGGCCCTTGACCGCCTCCCTGCCTATGTCCGCAAGCTGCGCAATGCGATCGGCGAGGACGTCTTTTATTGGGAACTGCCCGCCTGGGCACGACCTGTGAAGGACGAAAAGACCGGCGCGATGGTGCCTGCAATGCGCAACGGCCAGCCGATGCTGCTGACTTCCGAACGCCTCGGGACAGACCGCGCGCTGATGCACGCCAAGGCCAAGGTGCTGAACGCCGCGCTCGCCGACTGGCGCAAGGGTGCTACGGGCGCATCGATGGTGCAGGGCAGCGTCGAGTGGCTGTTCCAGTGGTATCGGAAGCAGACGCGCTTCACGTCGAAGAAGGCGAAGACGCGCGCTGACTATGGCAAGCTGATGGGCATGCTCGCCGCGCGCGAGACGAAGAAGGGCGCGCCGCCATTCGGCAAGCGCCGCGCGGGCGACGTCGACGCCGCCGCCGCGGATCGCCTCTATGAGAAGCTGCGCGCCGATACAGGGCCCCGCCAGGCGACCTACGCCATGCAGGTCTGCCGGCTGGTCTGGTCGTGGGCGGCGCGCCACCACAAGGTCACCGGGGTCAAGGAAAACCCCTTCATGGGCATGGGGCTCAAGAGCACCGCCGCGAAGGGCAACCGCGCGACGTCGCGCGCCGAATACACCGCCTATCGCGAGAAGGCGCGCGAGCTGGGCTTCCAGTCGATGGCGACCGCCGCCGCCCTTTGCTTCGAATGCTGCCAGCGCGTGTCCGATGCGTTCGGCTATGTCGACCCGGACGAGCCTGACCGCGCCGCGATCGTGTGGCAGGGCTATCAGCCCGGCGCCGAGATCACCCTCGTCCAGGCGAAGACAGGCAATGCCGTGACGCTGCCGCTGTTCGAAGACGTGGCAGTCGACGGGGGCGGGGTCGAGCGCGTCCCGCTCTATCCGGAACTTGAGGAAGAGCTTGCGCGGGCACGCGCTGCCGCCCACGCCGATGCCGCTGGCCCGATCGTCGTCGAAGAGCGCAACGGCAAGCGCTACGCCGAGCGGCGTATGTCGAGCGTCCACCGCAAGATCTGCGACGCGCTCGGCTTCCCGAAGGACATGACGTTCACCGGATTCCGGCATGGCGGTATCACCGAGATCGGCGACGCTGGCGAAGACGACGTGCGCGCCGTCTCCGGTCACAAGACGCTCGCCGTCACCAAGATCTACAACAAGGCGAACGCCGAGAAGGCGCGCCGGATCGCGTCGGTGCGGCGCGAGCATATCGCGCGGATTGGCGCGCTGGACGAGGCGAGGGGGGAGTGAGCTATTTGCCGCGGCGCTTTAGTTCGCGTTCTACGGCTTCGCGGATGAATTCCGATCGCTTCCCCTTACCCGCAAGCGCGTCGATCTGCGCGAGAATCTCCGGCGCCAACCGGATGGCTGTGAACTTCACACCGAGAGAAGGGCGACCCATCTGTGGCGCACTAACCGTTACACAATTATTTGCAAGTGGTGGCATCGTGGGCTTGACCTAACCGTTATACAGAAGCATATAAGCGTTATACAGTTTGGAGGCAAGCCGATGTTTGACATGGACGCACTAGCAGCGCGGATTAAGGCAAAGCGCGAGGCCACCGGCCTTGGTTTGAACGTTCGGTTTCTCCGTGAGGACGGCACGCCTGACGAATATTCCTTCGCGACCGTCGGGCGCGCTGAGAAGTTCCGCGCAACGCTCACGCGGCGGGGTCGGACGCTGCTGGCGTGAGCGGAGCCTATTACAACGAGATCGACCCCGACGCCGTGCTGATCCTGCGCGCGCTGATCGAGGATGGCGTGATTGCGCCTGGAGAGATCGACTCCCGTTCCATTTCTGAGGTGCAACCAGATGACATTATCGGCTTCACGCAATGCCATTTCTTCGCCGGCGGAGGCCTCTGGTCCGTTGCAGCTCGACTGGCTGGATGGGCTGACGACCGCCCCATCTGGACCGCCTCCTGCCCCTGCCAGCCGTTCTCGGTCGCAGGTAAAGGTGCCGGTGCCGACGATGCACGGCATCTGTGGCCCGACGTCCTTCGGCTCGCCCGTGCCAGACGGCCCCCTGTCATCGTGGGAGAGCAGGTTGCGGGAAAGGCTGGCTATGGTTGGTTCGACGGAGTGCGCGCTGATCTGGCGGGAGAAGGTTACGCCAGCCGGGCGGTTGATATCCCGGCTTGCGCCGTGGACGCCCCCCATATCCGATCTCGGCAATACTGGGTCGCATTGGCCGACTCCGAAAAGCTCGAACGCGGGTCCGGACTTCGCGAAGATCCAGCGAAGCGCTACGGGCCTATCTCTACAGACCGTGATGGCGGGCGTGAGCTATTGGCCAACGCCAACGGTGGCAGACGTGCAGGGTGGGCGGAAAACACGCAGCGGGACGCGATCGGCGGAAGCATTGCTGAATGGGCTAATGACTTGGAGCACCCCTCGAGCGAGCGACGGGGCGAAGGGTGGGCCGAACCAGAGCTTCGGAGCGGGCGGGCAACCGCTACCTGCGCAGATGCATCAAGCGGCGGCTTGGGTGACGCCGAGTGCGCGCGACTGGAAGGACAGCGCGGGCATGGCGACGACCCGACCGGATGGCAGATCATGGATCGACCAGTTGCCGCGTCAGATGGTCGCAACGGCTCCTTCTGGTCAGATCACGAATGGCTCGTCTGCCACGACGGTAAAGCGCGGCGCACCCAACCCGGCGTTCCCCTGCTGGTTGATGGGCTTCCCGGCCGAGTGGGTCTCTGGCGCGTGGCGGGCAATGCAATCTCGCCCGTCCTCGCGGCGGAAGTCATCGGTGCGCTGATGGATGATCTGACCGATTCGCGGCCCGAGTCGCAGCCCAAAAAACAGACCGCGAACAAAGCAAGTTTGTCGGAAAGAATGTCGGAGAACATGTCGGGTGACATGCCCGACGCCGCAGAAAAGCGAGTGTTTTGATATGGATAATGGTGGACGCACTTGGGCTCGAACCAAGGACCCGCTGATTAAGAGTCAGCTGCTCTACCAACTGAGCTATGCGTCCATTTCCGGCGGTCTGGCGAGGCGCTTGGTGGCGCGACCGCTGCGGGAGGTGGCCGGTTAG